TTTCCGGTACGCAGCGAGTCGATCATGGAGATTAGGTTATTCATTGAAATTATAAGTACTATTTATAGATTTACGTTGCTCAGGATTAGACAGATCGATCAACCTGCTCATTCACCGAGATATCTTCAATTCCGGTACCCCCATCTAATTGCGGGTTCTGTAGAGCCTGTTCAGCAGCGGACTCGGCATCTACATCGATTTCCTCCTGCATCTCCTCGATATCCTCATCAGTCATGTGCAAGACGTGGCGTCTGACCCAATTTTGAGAGAAATAGGTGCCGATGTAAGGGGTAATCGAGTTCAGCATCTCGATCCGACCAGCCAAAATTTCAGCATCCTTCATCTCGCTGAAGAAGTTGTCCTTACGAAAGTCGAATCGAATGTTCTCCTTAAGCTCATCCCAATCTTCCTCGGTAATCACGCCCTTCAGGATCAGCTGGGTACGCAGGAGTTCGTAGAACAAGGCCGAAAACTTCTTACGGAGCTTGTTGATGAATTTTTGAAATTTGACCTCGTCGCGAGTGATCTCCGAAGACTTTCCTAGAGTAAACCCGGTCTCGGCCTCCAGTCGAGAAACCGGAACGTTCAGAGAACGGTAGAGTTTCTTCTGGAAGAAGACAATGTCATCGATTTGGCTCAGATTTTCTCCACCTGGCAGAGTACTGATCTCAGTTCCGCGGCCGCCCTCACGGCGCGGCAACCAGAAGTCTTCGAGCATGCTCATGTGCTTGCGATCGTCACGGATCTCTCCGGTGACGGCATCATAGACCAGCTTGTTGCGGTACTGGTTCATGATGTGGCGCATGTACTCCTCGGCCTTACCCTTTGGCAGGTTGCCGACATCGATATAGAAGATACGACGCTCGGGAGCACGGGAAAGGCGGTAGATCACCAGTGCATCTTCCATCATGCGTAGCTGGTTGACTGGCTTCAGAGCCTTATGGAGAGGAGAGAGCACGCGCTTACGAGAAGCGTCCAAGATTCCGGACGGAACGTAACAGACTGCATCCTTGTTGATCTTCAGACCAACGTCGGACTTCTGCAGACCGCCATCCTGGTACAGGTAGTATTCGTCCAGAGTCTTAATGATCTTTGCGCCGGTAACTGAGTCAGTCTCTTCCTTGATCTCGCGAACCTTACGGATACGCAGAGCATCTACGGCGCGCAACTCTAAAATGCCTTCATCACGATTTTCCTCACTGATGATTATGTGGAAGTACAATCTGCCGTCAACGTACCAGCGCCGGAAGATGTCTTGACCATTCAGGCCAAAATTAAGCAATTGGCAAACGCGATCAAATTCTGCAGCAATCTCTTTCTTGATGGAATTCGGTTGCTCCAAGTCATCAAGGTTGATCTCTACCGGGCGTTCGTGCTCTTCATGGACGATAGATTCGTTGACAATGTCCTCGACCGCCATGTCGCATTCTGGCTGCTCCGCAGCGATGCGATACTTACGGATCAGGTCAACATCCGTCTTTGCTGCATCTCCCTCTAGGTCAAGGTACTGCCCGTAGTACCCGCCTGCCGCGATCGCCGTCGAGCCGTCATCAGATGTCGGCGGAACGAATGATGCTGGTTCTTCTTCTTGATTCTTCTTGCGAATCAGATCACGATCTTGGCCTGGTTGAACTCTGTCTAACGTGAATCCGAAGAATTGGAGAGGCATATGATATATTGTTCAGTTTCTAAGAGAAAGGCGTGGGAGGAATCTCAAGATCCACTCCCACGCCATATTTATTGATCGAAAACGAAGCTTAGCTCGTTGTATCTGATTCCCAGTAGGTGATCTGGAACTCGACACCGAACTCCTCGATGGTGTTCTCGGCGTCATAGCTCACGTCAATCGCCGAGATATTCGATGGCCAGCAGCCACGGAAATCATAGCGCTTGAGTACTGCTCCCTGGCGATCCAGCTGCTCAACAGCAAGATCGGCCATGTATTGAGAAGGATTGGTCTCTCCAGTATTTGCAGCGTGTGCATTGATGCCATTCATCCAGCGCTCGAAAGCATTACGGAGCTGGAAGTCGGTGTCGTTGATGACCGTCACACCCCATGATTCGAATGAACGATCGCCAGCAATTTGAAGTTGGCGGCCGCGGAACGGGATGGTGATCGGAGCGATCAGTGAGGAAGGCAGCTGAGCGGCCTTGATGAGGAAGGAAGCAAGCTCAACGTTTCCGGCAGCGTAGCCCGGAAAGTTTGCGGTGACCTTGAACAGGTTGTTGCGTGCTCCGCCACCGACCAGCTTTGCCTTGAAGTCATTAATACCTAGGTTAGCCATGATTGGGTTCTCCTTTGGTTAGTGGTTATTATTTTCCAACCAGCTCGGAGAAATCGACGCCAGTGCGAGTGGCGATGAAATTCAGAGTGATGAAGTTGATTGAGCGTGCTGGCTTGATGTAGATATCAGCACGGAACTCGTTGCGATCAATTACGTCGCCGGTGTTGTTCGTCTCATCGCAGACCACCTTGAAGTCGGTGATACCACGGCGACCCTGAACGTCACGCAGGAATGGTTCGACCATATTGCGGAACATCGCGCGGGTGAACTCGTCGTTCAGCTCGAACAGCTGGAACTTAGCGGCGGTTGAGATTGCCTTCTCCAGAGTGATGAAGAGGCGGCGAACATTGATGCGATCGAAGGCCGATGGCTTAGCCAGGGCGGTCTTGTCACCGTAGAGGACAGTACCTTGACCTGGGAAGGACACGATCGGATTGATGCGGGCCTTGTACAGGGTGTCACGATCGGCTTGCTTTGGATTGAAGGCGATCTTCGTGACTCCGAGGAGCTGACCGCGATTGAGGCCGGCTGGTGAGAACCAAGCATCAGCAACATCGTCGGTGTAGGCGCAGAGACCGGCAACGTGTCCAGAAGCTGGAATCCAGCGATAGACGTCGTTGTACTTGTCGTAGATCTTCAGAGCAGTGCTATCGATCACGGCATATGACGTCGACGTGAGTCCATCTGCCCAGGTCTTGACTTCGGATACTGCCGTAGCAGCTGGAGTTACGCTAGCCTCAGTTGGAGGCGAAACGAAGGCCACCACATCCTTGCGAGCATTGGCCAAACTGATCAGCTTTGTAGCGATCGTGGCGGCACCATTAGCATCATTGACCGAGAAGAGCAGGTTGACGTCAACCGTCTCAGCATCGGCAAATAGATCCAATCCAGTTGAGATCTGTGAAGCTCCGACTGCAGAACCGTCTGCTCCTCCGAGGAGACTGAAGGCCTTGATTGTGGTTTCAGTCTCGAACGCGATCGCCGTTGTTGCGGCTTCTCCCGAGTTCGATAGCGTCTCTCCTTCACCGTCTGGTGCATCAAAGTGATCGAGCCAATAGATGTAGCTCGAGGAGTTGTTGATGACGTTCTTGTAGTAGTTCGAGGTTCCGTCAGCCTTGACCGCGTCGGAAGCCTGTGAGACGAAGGCGAACTTCTCGAGGACTGTTCCCTGAGTTCCAGTGATGAGACCATCTTCGTCGATAACGACGATATGCAGTTCGTCGGCCGAAGAGCCGTACTTTGCAGCGTAATCGCTGGTACCAGGAGCCTTGTCAAACTCTCCGGCCTTTGACCAACCGGTGAAGGCAGTCGAGCTCGAGCAAACCTCAACCTTTAGTGAATTTCCAAGAACTCCAGGGTAGCGAGCTCCCCAGACGCCGACATTCAATGAACCACCGGAAGCGACGCTGTCGTATGTTTCGCGGTTCTTGATCAGGTATCCGGAATTACCACCAGAACCCGATGTGGCGTTCTTAGCAGTGGTTGAACCGCCTGTTCCATCTGGAACAACGCGAACGACCTTAAGCGCCGTTGCATACTTCAGGAATGAAGCAGCGGTGAAAAATGATTTTGCTGTGGTGTCGTTCGGGGTACCGAACACGTTGACGAGCTCTTTCTCGCTCGAAACGGTACGGATTTCCTCGGCAGGACCCCAATTGAAAGCTCCAGCGAATCCACCGATAGAGGTAGATACCGCCGGAACGACGTTGGTCAGATCAATCTCGTTGACCTGAACTCCGGGTGATACTTGGAATGCCATTGGATTTGATTCTCAAAGTTGAGGTTTGATGTGAAGCATAATACGGTTTAGTCAATGCTCTATTTATTACTGAGCACTTCTTCAGTATACCGGTGTGGCTGCTTCATACCAGACATTGCCATCCCTGTCGACTTCTCTACCATCTTTCTTATTCTCAGGCTCTAGATTGCCCATCACCCCCACAGGAGTAACATCTTCTTCGATTAGTTTGAGACGATCTGCGTAAAGCAGGTCGCGAACGTCCATGCTGGACATCTGGATGAATAGATCTGTTGCAGCGAACCAACTGAATACCACTAGGGCCATTACCGTGTCGTCATGGTTGCCTTCAGAGGCCTCATAGGATTGTCCTACAGCCTCGAAGGTACTGAGCTCTGCAATAGTGTCAGCATCGGTTATCGAAAGTTTCTTTCCTTCGATCAAATCCTTTAGATTAGAACATCCGATACGCTTTGACTTCTTTGTAGTCGTTAACCCAATCGAACCGTTGGCCACAGTCGACTCAACGAACATGTTCTCGTATTCTAGGTCGTAATACAGAGCATTGCAGACCACAGACCCCTGATCGTTATTCTCCACGATGATATAGGCATCATTGTAGGTCTTCGCGTACTTGTAAATCGTATCAGGAAAAATCAACGGAGAAACCGAAGAATCTCGAAATGTGGCCACCTGCCTGAATGGCTTGGCAGTCACATCAATCACCGAGAATGTAGAATAGTCCTGATTTCTCCCCTTAGCCACATCCACACACATGACGTAATTATGATCTGAGACGGGTTTCTCGTAGACCTTTACGTTATTCTGGGTGTAAATCGGCGATTCGGCCTTCAGGCCTAACAGCGTCTCCGCATTAATCAGTGTGTTACCTGTACCGTGGAAAGAGTTGCCGAATTCTTGTTCGAACTGCATCTCCGAGGTATTCGAGACGGTCTGTTTTTTCCAGTTCTCGTCTCGACCGGGAACATCCCACCAGTCAACTCGGAACGGCTTGAACTCGTTGATGCTCTGAACGGCGCCTTCCCAGATTCTATGAAACTGATTGCCGACTCCATTAGCAGTAGAAGTGATGATGACACGAGATGTCTTACCGGACGAAACGACTGGATAGGTAGAGGTATAGAAGGTTGTGGCATTCTCGACGAAGGCGAACTCGTCCATGAACAACAAGTTGACGGACATACCGCGGATGGACGATCCGGATGTGGCGGAAGCAACGATGCGCGAGTTATTCGAGAACTCGATAGATCCTTTGTTCAGTGCTCGGCATCCAGGTTGAAGAAAGAACGGGAGATTTTCCAGAGCCAGGGTAACGCGAGCCAGCATCTCGCGAGCCGTGGCCGCTTTGTTAGCCAAGATGGCGATCGTTTTGTCGGGGGAGAACAGAGCGAACCAGAGTAGGTAGATGACCGAGCTGATCGACTTACCAGATTGGCGGCATGCAAGAACTATCGAGAATCGATTCTCATTGAAGTGCTTGAACATCCTTTCTTGATACGGATACGGTTCGAACGAAACCAGGCCACGATCGAGCGAGATCACCTTGACGTACGTCTTGGCGAAGTACACCGGATCCTTCATGCACTTCATGTACTCCGAGACTTCTATCTCGGAGAATTTTTGCTGAACGCCATCGCGCTTGACCTGCGGGTTACCTAGGTACCCGAGATCAGCGTTCTTGACGAACATCTGGCTGTTCGGCGTCTGTGACATTCTGCTCCTTCAGTTTTTGAATTAAGTGCTTCTGCAGATCAGTCGTAGATCCTAGGAAAAGGTTATTTTGTGTTAGAGCAGGTTTTGCATCGGTTTCTTCCTTCTTCGCCATGTCCTTCTTGGCTTTTTGAAGCGCCATTAGCTTGTCGGTCATATCCGAGGTGTTCTTCAGCATGTTGCTCAGGACCTCAAAGGCTCGAGGATGCTCGGACTGCATCGCCAGACTCAGCATCTGCTCGATAGCCTCATTGGATTTGTTGACTAGGCTGCGATATGTCTCCCTCGAGAACTCATAGTCGTCCTGAACCTCGTCCTTCTTGGGAGGTGGCGGAGGTGCTGGCATGTTCTTCTCCAGCTGCTTGATGAGGTCTTCTGATTTATTCATGACGAAATGGAAGTCCTTCTTAAAGGAGGAACGGTATATTGATCTCTACCGCGGTCGCGATAATTCTAGAGGTTCCAGACGTGCTACCGACGACCGTGTCACCTCCACGAAAGATTCCAGTTGCCGAATTTACCTGAAGAATGTTCCCGGAGAACGACTGGACGATTGCAGTAGTTCCAGTCGTGGTGTCTGTGACTGTCTCTCCATTGGAGAAATTACCGGGGCCTGAATTAACTGTCAGAGTGTAGGAATCGCTCTGCTCCATGAAATCGATGGAAGTCGTTACCGTGTACTGATCATTCTCATCCGCCGTCAGCGGATTGACTTCAACGGTGATCTTGTCGCGGCCTGCTCCGGTAGCTGCCAGATCAATGTCAGCAGTCTTAATGATAGCACGCTTGGACACCGGCCCATAGAAACGAAGCCGAGTCTCGAAATCCAGCGTATAGATGATGGCGCGGCGCTGCACGAAGTCACCCTCATAGTCCTCATTCATCTGAACTCCGGACAGTACGAATGGCATATCGGTCTTCACGTTAAGTGAATCCAGGTCCTTGATCGTAACGGTGTACTCAGGCTGAAAATGCGGAAGGATCTGTTCCAGGCATTGTAGCGCATCATCCTGGTTTTTTGCCATGATCGACAGCTGAAGACCCATGCGGTACGGGGAGTAGTTGCGAACCACGCTCTTCTGGTTTGGGTCCGACGAGACGACCTCGATCAAGTTATTTCGATTCGTCTTTATAGAAGCATCGTATACCAGCGAGGTGATCTCAAATGACATACGCGGGAGCTTGATTGCCACCTTACCCGCATCTAGATTTGGCTGTTCATCAAGTCTGGCCAAGAACTTCTGCCGCGGTCCGTAGGCCAGCGGAACTCGAGTGATGTTCACTACCTTGCCACTTCCGTCTTTGCGAACAACAGAAATATTGTTGAAAAGCGTTCCGAAAACCGAAACGACCTTGCGGATGGTGGCGTGATAGAAGTGACCAGTAAACATCGTTAGTCCTCTCTAGAGACTTCTCCGAACGGATTGTGTTCGGTGAAGTCGATGATGTCATTGGACTCAAGCTCAAAGGCCCTGTTCTGAGCTTCTTGATTATTATTCACGAACGTACGATCATCTGAGATCGTAGCGATCGTATATGCCTGAAGAATATCCCATTGAGCTCCTGAAGTTGCGCCAACTAGCTTTCCAGTCTGCCCTCCCGTGACCTGGAACTCGTTGTAATCTCCTGTGTTCGTTGTCACAAGACCTAGATAGATGTTCAGCTGTCCAGCGATCCCGATTTCTTCAAAGCGTAGCACCTGAGCCGAGATAGTCTTTGCTGCAGTTCCACCTGAGGCAGGAACAAGAATTTGCGTGACGCTTTCCCCGAGCGCAAACTTAGTTCCGTTAGAATTGCCGATCTTGAAGACGTACTCGGTAGCGAAACTTCTCTGCAGCTTGTCCAGCTCATCGATCCCGGTCTTGATCTCCTCGTTGGCGTACTCAAAGAGCTCGCAACGCAGCTTGTAGACCGGGAACTTAGAGAGCTGATAGAATGGAGACTGGTGGTCAACGAACTTGATCTCGAACAGTCCCTTCGACATTGGAAGGTAGATCAGGTCACCTTCAGCGGGACGGTTCGAAATGATGCCATTGTTCCAGAATCCGACAAGCTTCTCCCAGGTCTTCTTAGCTACCACGAAGGTAGCCTGATCTCGAATCTCCAGGCCAAACTTGGTCAGCAGAGAGCCGTCGCCTTCAAACCCATCGACGCTTTCCAGGTACATCTCGATGGAGTACGCGTCACCGAATTTGGACTCGATAGCTTCATTCAGGACCATATCGCGCGAGACCATGTTACGCGGCAGGTACATGACCTCCTGGCCGTAAATCTTCAGCGACTCGATGATCAGATCCTCGTAGAGGTTCTGTTCCGAGCGTACCGTCTGTGAAAAATAGACGTTCCTCGGCATTTGAATTATCCTACAAAGAAGTCAACTGGCTTCTCGTACTTTGTCTCCATCTCGTCCTCGAGAGCCTTGATCTCGTCGACTGCCTCCTGATAGATCAGCTGACCGTTCATCGTGACTCCGCCTGGGAGCTGAATTCCCTCGAACTTCTTCAGATTGATACCCCACTGGCGCTTGATCAGTGCCGTAGAATACTTCTTCAAGAACATATCATTGTAGATGTCCGTGTAGGTCGTCGGATCGATCGTCGCGTAGGCATCGATCATGATGTAGTCGCCAGCAATGATCGTGCGCGTCCAATCCACATCGATGTGCAGGCGATTCATGTGGCGGTTGAAGCGAACCGGAGGAACTCCGTTCAACTGCATGTCCAGCATCTCCAGGAACTGGCGAGTCATCTCGTAGTTAACCAAAGCTCCAGCGTATTGTAGATCGTAGACATCGTTCAGATGCATCTGGTAACGCGCTGACCACATTCCGGAGGATGACGAAGAGTTGTTCGTCATCGGGAAGATGCGCGAGACGAACAAGTATCTCTCAGGAAGATCGATGTACTTATTTGTGACATCAGTAGATGTGATCAGGTGCTTGGTATACGTGCGGATGACCGCATCCGAGTGGTACTCCTGATAGAATTGCAGTGCCTCATCGATACGATCCTCCACCTGATCGTCATCGACGTTGATCTCAATGACTGGAGATCCTAGTGAGCGAAGGCAGTAATCGATGAGTTGCTGGCGTGAGGAAGGTGTGGCCATTTGATTTCGTTATGCCTGATTAGGATCGGCAGGAATTCCTGGAAATCCAGGTGCAAATTTCAATCTGATTCCAGGTCTGGCGCCAGTTGGATCAAGCTGCAACACCTGAAATTCTGCTTCTTTGAAGGTGAATGTCGTCGGGGCATTATTCGCCTCGGCCAGTTTTTGTTTTGCAATAGCATTGAGCTGCTCACGCTCAGCCAGTGTAAGATGGTCAACGATGGTCCTTCTCTTCTCCTTTGGTGTAATAAAATAAATTATTAAACGACCGTCCGGGGGAGATAGTCTGGCAGAGTACTGAGATCCCTTATACGAAAACCGTCCGTCGTAACTAGCGATGCTCTCTTCGGCTAGTTTTTTGATGTCGGCCTGTTCGGCTTCTGGATATGAGGTTAATTCGATGGCTCTCATTTGAGGAATTCTTTCTTCTGGAAGTGGCGAAATATTAGTTTTTAACTGCTCTTCAGTGCGCATGACCTGCAGTTCAGGTCCCCACTTATTTACTGGGCACTGCGCTGCCTCGACGTGACTCTTCTTCTCCATGAAGCATCCGCACTTCAGGCATCGAGTGTCGCGGTAAAACTCGCACTGCTGACAGATTTGTAAGCGCGCGTAAGCCTTTTCCGCTGTGGTCAAAAGCGGTTTTCCTTCTAAAAGGGTCGCGGTACCGCTTACCCATGCCTGTTTTGCTAAATTGCGTGCCTGCTGAAATAAGGACGGAAAGGTCGTAAGATCTTCCGCGATGAGCTGTTGACGTGCCTGTTCGATTTGTTCGGGAGTATTCATGATAAAAAATTAAAACGTGCAGGTACCTTGTGGAGCATAATTTGTGCCATCGTACGTCGTCGTGTATTCGTATCCGCTCGGGCAGGTGCAGTTGTACCCGCACGCAGACGGATAGCATGCGCATCCATTTTGATCGCAATTGTCGTAGTCCGATTGATCACATTCTGCGCGGCACTGATATGCGCTGCTGCAATCTCCGGAGCAGTCCACTTGACAGCACGCTTCAGTACAGCTTTCGCCGCCTGGGCATGACTGGTTGGTAGTGCAACCGCCATAATTTACGGAATAAACACCAGAATATATTTCTCCGGCGGAATTGCTTACCTTCATCCTATAATGTGCAGCTCTGTACGCAGTGCCTCCAGTATAGGATCCGCCCGTCGTTGCAGCCGAATTTGAAATACCGACATTAAAACCGGTCGTGGCGCCGCTGCCTCCCGTATTATAACTGGCTAGAGTATAAGGACTACCGCACGACGCGGCATACATAATTAACTCTACGGTCATCGGTAGCGTACCATTAACACTGCCATCGATATTCAGGTTATCCCATTCGCAAATATACTCCGTTCCTCCATTCGGAGAATAAGACCACGTCGGTGCCGTAACCGCACTCTTGCCCCGTCCATCAAACATCGAAATGGCTCCGCTGGCCTTTTGAAAAAGGGTACGGACGTTTGATTGATTCATCGAAATCGTCGTCGTACCAGATAGGCCCAGCTCAACGTTAACTGCATTCAGAGAAATCGCGCCTGTTGATGGTAGTGCCATAGTATTGTCCTATTTATATCAAAGCAAAGCGAGCCCTTTCTGAATGGAAGGGCTCGCAGAATTAGCTAGTCTACCTTATCCTGCTGGAGGAGGCTCTGTTGGAGGAACTGTCGGGGCTGCAGGCTGTTCAACCGGCTCAGGATCCCATGGGAATGATCCCGATCCGACTTCTTCAGACGCATTAACCTTCTCATCGATCTGGCGTTGAATCTGCTCGTCGACGTGCTGCTCATACGAACCAGTCACGACACCTTGAATCCAACCGAGTACCGTCTCTTCGGTCAGCTGATCGAATGCAGTGAAGTTGTTTGGATCGACCTGAGCAGGATCGAACGGAGTTGCACCAGAGAAAGCTCCGATATTGCCATTCTCGTCGGTACCGATCTTCTGCCAGTATGTTTGAAAGACCACTCCATTGAGTGATCCGGAGTTACGCTTCTTCAGCGAGGTGAGTTTCCAGGTATAGGTGATAGCCATAGAGGTATTATTTATTTAGAGGTTAATTGAGAAATCTGAGCCTGTAGGGACTCGATCTGCGACTGCTGAGCCTTGATAGCTTCGATCAGTAACGGGATGAGCTTTTCATAGCGAACGGTCATATACTGAGGATCGATCGGTGCTGGAGCGATGATTTCCGGAAGTATAGCGTTGACCTGTTGCGCAGATACACCGACATCGACTTTCTTCTGATAGCCGAGCGACATGGCGGTATCATTTGGCGCAAAATAGAATCCGGAGAGTGACTTGATCTTCTCGATCGGATTCTCGATAGGACCGAGTTTAGTCTTCAGACGTTCGTCAGAATAGTAAGCTGTGATGTTATCTGTCGCACGAATTTCACCAGCCGTTGCAGAAGCATCCGTATTGATGCCAAGAGACTTGAAGCGCGCTAATCCGGCATTGCTGATAGCCGCAACATTTGCCGGAGTGCTGACATCGCGGAAGATCCAACCGCGATTAGCGGTGTTGTTCATCGTAAAATACGTGGCCCAATCAGCGGTGACATTTCCGAAGGTACCATACGAGGCTGTCTGTTGGAACATCACTCCATACGTCGGTTGACCGCCAGTATAGGCGCCGTAAAGAGAGAGCCCGTTTCCGTTACTTCCACTTGCCCCATTATTCACTCCGGTGTAACTTGTTCGTAGAGCCTCTAAGACCGAGGTGCTAGCCGGATCGACATAAAAATTGGTATTATTTGAATCGTAAAATAGTTGAGCGCGAACCGATGTGCCATCAAAAATCGTGTAATCTCCACCAACGATTCGCATTTTCCAATTACCATCGTTACTATAAAAACCAATATCGTTTGAGCTATTTGCGATTAAGTATCCGCGGATTGTGCCGTTATGGCTTCCGGTTCTTAGACGAATACTTGAAAGAGTTCCGCTCCCTGGAGCTACATCCCAGTATCCGAGTGCACTTGAATACCAGTGCATCGTAGTAACTTCATTGTATAAACCTTCATCGGCCGCATTATTACGATACCAGTCGTTAGCGTAAAAATTTGTGGCTGTAATATGTCTTGCTGCAAAATCGCCGTTGCTGTCACGAGATACGATCGTGCTTGCGGTATTTGTAGAAGCAGAATTCAACCCATCCAGCAAATCTGCATTCAGATTCGTGACCAGCGTAGTAGAAGTTACCGCCAATGGTGCTGTACCCGTAGCGATATTTGATATGAACCGAGTCCCTGTAACTGTTCCACCAAACGTGGCATTATTGTTCGTCAGATTGATCTCCAGGGGCCAAACACCGCCGACCTGAGTCCAAGTTTCAGTATCATTCGCTCCACGCAACACATAGAAGATATTGCTATTAACATGAATCATCGCGCTATTGTTATCAGTATCTCTGAACCAGATAGTCGGAGACTGACCGCGAAGAACCAAAGCGCCTGAAGCAAATCGATTTGAAGTATCAGACGAGATATAGTATGTCGGAGTGCGAATATCGCCGGATGTCACCTGCAAACCATTACCGGTATCGACAACTACGTTGTATCCGGATCCTGGACGGATGTACGTATTCGTACCTGAACCGAGAATTAAATTGGCAATAGTGCCGGAAGCAGTAATCGTGCTATTCGACCCATTCAGCGTAATGCCGTTACTGTTTGTTCCTGCAATCGTCAGTTTATCCGTCGGCGATCCCGTGCCGATTCCGATTCTTCCATTCGTTCCGTCAACGACAAGGGTATTTTGGTTGTACTTACCCATCACCACCCTGTCGGTAGAAAATACCTCTAGGATCGGCAGACCAGAGGTATCATTGACCGACATCAGACTTCCAGTCACGGAATCTGCAATGCTGAACAGGGATCCATTGGCGCCGTTGAACGACAACGATCCGTCTGTTAGCACCTCAAGCTTGATGGTGCCAGTCGTGACTCCAGTGAAATCGATCTTAGGATTGGTGCTGGTGCCTCTATTGGGTGTGATGACGATGTCTGGCATAGTAAATGGTTTTTCTATTTATTATAAGCCATACCGGCTTTTCAGAGAGTTGTAATTCTTACGGATTTCGGCAGCAGAGAGTGCTCTGTCATACACTCTGACGACTGGGATTTCTCCATTAAACATGATACCGCTACGTAGCCCAACATATTTTGAGCCAGATACTGCAGTGAAATTGCTAGCAGTATCTGATGCTAATGTCTGCGCAGCGCCATTAACGTAAAAGGCATGAGTTCCGGCACCAACGCCGGAACGAGTGTATGCAACATATTGCCACGCGTTGGCTGATAGTAGACTGCCGTTCGTATAAGCGACGTAGACCCCTGGAGTATAAACCTCAAGGCCCCCAGGCGTATTGGCACTGGTGCCAAACATAAGGTTCGCATAATTCGTGCCGTAAATGGTCTGACGAGTATTTGGCACCGATGTCTTTATGACCGCTTCTATGGTGAGCGTATTCGCCAAATTATTCAGTGCGGTGCTAGTGCCGATATCGATGTAGTTGTTAGTTCCATCGAAAGTAATTGAGGATGCCGAATTGAATCCGGCATTAGCTAAGCTGACAGTAGTGTTCGCGGCTAGATCCAAAAGCCCCTGAGTACTCGATCTCGCAGTTGGTGTGAACGCCATCAGTCTATTTCCTGGATAGTACATTGGTTCCGTCATCAGGAATGAATATGGCCCGCTTCCATTCAGTCCGATTCCGACGCAGTGTGTGACCGTGGTAGAGGTCCAGCTTGCATCCATCACGGCTTGCTTCCATCCAGCTTTAATTAAAGAATCTGATGGGACAGAGGTCTCGACAATGTCAATAAAATCGCCGGCACTATGGGCACCGGTGCCGCCTCCGCTATGGAGACCGATATTCGTTATGGATCCGCTGAGCATCCGAATCTTAAACGCCAATCTGCGTGTGGTGGCAAACGCACTCGCTAAAGGTTGAGCTACACAGACGCGGCATGACCCATAGGAGACCAGTGTTCCGGATCCGACAGTAATCAGCCAAATGCGATTTCCATTCCAGGTCCCATACGCGGTAGCGACTGCAGAAGATAATGCCGCGGTACCGCCATTTGGCATATCCCAGCCGGAATGGGCATTCAGGCTTATGCCGAGCTGCGATGACCAGATATTCGTCGTCGGTTCGCCTACGTAGCTCTTGGAATTGAAGGTGTCATACTGAAACAGCAATCCCGAAGTATTGGTCTGAATTGGGCCTTCAATGCTCATAGTCCGAACCTAGTTTTCAGGGAGTTGTAATTTGAGAGGATCTCTGCTGCAGATAGCGCCTTGTTGAAGATCTTGAGATTTCCAACGGTTCCTGTGCAATACTCTCCGGCATTTGCAAAGCCGATTCTCGTGCTAGACGTTGGAGCGAACACGCCAACAGTAGCGGTTCCGTCGGCTACACCGTTGACATAAAACGTAAGTGTCGTTCCGGAAATAGTCCATCCGAAATGGTAGTATTGACCCGTGACCCAGGTTGAAGTGTTGCCGTTCTTCCACCCACCTGTTCCATCCCAGTAGAGTTGATATGTGGTCGTCAAACGATTTCCAGGTAAAAAGAAACTTTGGGCTCCATTAAAGCTCACTAGCGTATTCTTTGATACTACCGACGATATCTTAGCAAAAGCCATCACTGTTACGGCCTGTATCGAAAACTGAGATGACAACGATGTTCCTAAGTCGACGTAATCGTCGACCCCATCAAATACTAAACTTCCAGCATTGGTCGAACTATATGTAGGATCTCCTACCAAAGTTCCGTTGTTTGAATTTCCTGAAAGGTCTGCAAAACCGCCTCCTGTGGCAACAGTTGTTCCTCTGGTATTCACCACATACGGTGTCGCGTATGATTTTGCTTCAAGTTGAGGCTGATACACATCAAACGTGTTGTTCAAGTAGGCAGTATCGGATCCAGTAGATACACCTATGGTTAAAATACATCCTGAAGAAGTATTCGACGATATGGTAAAATTGTAGATGACCCTGTACCAATTATTACTAACGGCTGTCTGCGACTGGGTGCTTTGCGAAAGCACAATAGTATTTCCGCCTTCAGGATTAGGTTTCGCCGCCGAAATGACAAATGTTGGAGAAGCTGTATTTCCTCCATTATAACGAATGTAACAGGAAAAAGTATAAGCCTGATTGATCGATACCGTTGGAGCAAATGAAGATCTAGCAGTATTTACTACCTGAGATACCGTGAACCGGTTCACGGTGCCAATAGTATTATCGTATAAGAGAGTGGAGGTAGCGACCGGTCCGGTTGCATAGGCATATACGCCATAGGTCAAATTTTGTGATCCGATCAAATTGACAGTTGGTTGGCCTGGATAACTTTTTATATTAGCCGCGTCAAAATACGCTGCCAGCCCACTAGTAGTAATTCTCGGACTATTATGATAGGCCATAACGTCCCTTTTGCGCATTATAATTCTGAATAATTTCAGAACTAGATAGTATGCGGTTATATATTCTGAATAGGCCAAGATCCCCGGCTATTCCGTGCCCAGTGTATGACCAAGTTCCAGAACCATACGGATATAAAGTCATAATTGCAAGATCTATATTGGCATTACCATACGTAGGAATATTACCAGTAAGACCATGATTTGTAGGTCCCGCGTTTAATATACCTCGCCTATAAACTAAAAGTTGCAGTGGAGTAGCAATATACACAAAATGTTCCCAATTTCCGGTGGCATATGAAGTGCAAGAAAGTGCATAACTGGAACCTCCAGAATTTACTCCCCATCCGCTATTATCTACCCAATAGTTATACTCCCCGTTTCCATTCCAGGGTTTTGAAAAAGTTCTTCCGCTAGTGTCGCTACTTTTAACCCACATTTCGATACTCATATAATTCAATCCGGCGCCAGAAACCGTCCATGAAAACCTGCTATTCGGAGATCCGACTCCAACATAATCGTTAGATCCATCAAAAGTGAAAATCCCGCCATTAGAAGCCGAAGAATACGCCGCACCGTTATATACTGTTCCGGTATTACTATTTCCGCTTAGATCGGTAAAGACTGTTCCGGTACCTGGATAACTTTTGCTATTTCCGGCATCTAAGCATAGAACCAGACCATCTGTAGCAATTCGAGGTGAATATAGCGTAGCCATTATGCATCAATTTCAACCTGAAGCTTCTCGACATCGATGCGCTCGGCAAAGACAGTATAGAAGCAATCAATTTCGCCGCTGAACAATCCGTCCTTCTCAACCACAACGTGCTTGTATGAAACACTCTCCACGTACAGCTTCTGGTGTTTTCCAACCGGTGTCAGGTTAACGGTGATCGAATCTGGATCGACCAGCTTCTCCCAATAATCAGGAAGATCAATCGTATTTGATCCTTTCAGGCGCCCGCGGACATATACGCCATTCTCAGGACCTTCGAGCGATCCATAGCGAAGCTTCTTGCCTTCCTTCGTAGGATGCTCGATAACGAAGCTCTTAGTTGTGGCTGCGAATGATCCGTTGACTTCGAGGCGATATCCTGGAGTTTTTGTTCCAATTCCAACATTGCCGTTAGTTGAATTTGGTTGTAGAATAAGGTTTCTCCAAGAAGTGCCAGGCGTCAGTGCTCCGATGTATGCCCGATTGTTAGTTTGGTCATACGACATGAACAATCCGCCTGAGGTGCTGCTTCCGGCCGCGCCTATAACCACATGCTTGGAATCCCATGCAGTAGGCTCCCCGCTAGTGTCGTTCGATGTGGCAACCTCAAGTTTGGCAGATACTGTAGTGAAATTGCCAATTCCAACATCACCAGCAGAATCGATTATGAATCTAGTAGTGGCGCTATCGCCAGCTCCGATTCTGAATGCGCCACCATCATACCAGTTGATGTAAGTTTCAAGTCCAGATGCAGCATCAATGTGCAGATTTCCGTTAGTCGTGCATACCGATGCAGTGTCGACGTTATTAGTGTAGTTCTGTCTTCCATCTCCTCCGATAAGAAGGTACTTGCTCCAAGTTGTATTAGGACCGAATAACGCACCGCCGCGCATGCGCAAGGCAGTGTCTGCAGTAGACGCTGGATCGATGTAATAATTCGTGTCGGCCGAATCTTTGAATACTGGCGCCCGAAACTCAGTAGTGGCCAATCCGATCCCATTGACTTCCAGTTTTTGAGATGGGCTTGTCGTTCCAATACCAACATTTCCGCCACTTACAAAAAGCGAATTCGTAGTAGATCCTCCTCCGATTCCAACATATGATCCTGATGCCCACACATAACCAGCAGTGCTTCCATTATTCTGAAATACGATCTCCTTGCTGCCACTGGTTGTGCTATTAATGTAGATCTGCGCTGTTCCAGAATTTGTAGCTTCTAGACGAGTTCCAGTAATTACTCCAGCACTGAAATTACCAGAACCATCACGCTGTACGATCTGACTTGCAGTATTTGCAGAAGTTGCTGTGATCGTGGCGGAGTTCGCCTGATTGTCGATGGTACGAGCGCGGTCGACACGAACACCATATGTGGCGCTGCCGTTCCAGCCCATCAGGCTGATAGGCTCGCCCCAACTACTTGTACCCGCGCCAGCATTGCTGATAGTATTGGCTGCAGTATACTTATCGATTGCTCCACCGGCCGGACTTGTACCGGCGGAAGCATCGATCAGAACGTGGTTGTTTCCATAGTTCTTCCAGCGTAAGTACTTTGCGACTTCAATATCATTTGCAGCAGTACCCGTTCCAGTAGAAATGTTTTGACCGGTCAGTGTGATATTGGCCGAACCATTGAAGGATACTCCGGCGATAGTGCGCGCGGTTTGCAGCGTGGTGGCAGTGGAAGCATTGCCATTAATACTTCCTGAGATCGTATTAGTGACGGTAAGTCCCGTCAAATTTGACGTTGCTCCTGGATCTAAATAGAAACCAGTGCTCTCGGAATCTACAAATTGAGTTCCATATACCTTTGCCGGCCACCATACGTTTTTGGCGCTATCGTGCCACTCCACGTTGCGGCGACTCGCAGGATATCCTCCCCACCATTCTGCCATATAAAGCTGAAATCCAGTTCCATATGCTGCAGCGCTGGTTATGGTAAATGTTACGCGGACATAGTCATAATATCCTGCGGTAGCGTTATTTGCTCCAGCAGGTAATGTCGAGTGCGGAATATAAACGTGACCTGGCCAGTTATTAGCATTTCCGGTTGCAATAGTCGACCATGTAGAATTTCCGTTATCACGTGCCTCAACTTTGAATGTTACGGTATTTCCGTTAGTGCTACAGTAGAAATAAACTGCATCTAGATAGCAATAACCTACTGTCGTGACATTCCAGGTCAATCTATAGTATCCAGCATTTCCGGTCCCTGGAGCTGGAATTGCTGTAAATGATGTTCCAGTTCCTTCACCGATCATCATATCGAGAAGCTGTTGCGAACTTGCTCGAGTTGATGTAGTCCAAGTGGATCCGTCTGTTGACTGCTCCTGAAGATAAGGCGCAACAAACCTCAACTTATTGTTAAACTGACCATGGAACAATGCCTTTTCGTCTACAGAAGGATTTCCTAGATTATTATTTACGGTGTTGCGAGCATACAACACATTGGTGATACTGTTAGCAGTGATTGTTCCGGCACTAAAGTTACCTGATCCATCACGCGCCACAATCGTTCCGCCGGTATTTGCAGAAGTCGCATTAGATGTGACTGTAAATGTTGCTGCGGTCGATTGGTTAGCGCTAAATGTTTGAGATCCAGATAATCCGGTACCTGAAACATTAAGTGTTAGCGTACCGTTGTTGATTCCAATTTCACTAGTAGACCACGTTACATCGGCGGATCCATTAACAGATTTGGATGTACCGCCGATTGATAGATTGCGTGCCGTTTGCCATGTAGTAGCAGTAGTCGCATTTCCCGATAATGCAGCAGTAATAGTTCCGGCATTAAAGTTACCTGATCCATCGCGTGCCACGATCGTGCTGGCAGTATTAGTAGATGCTGAATTTAACCCGTCAAGTAAATCTGCATTCAGATTTGTGACCAGTGTCGTCGAAGTTACGGTCAGCGGCGCAGTACCTGTAGCAACGTTCGATATGAGTCTTGTACCAGTGATTGTTCCGGCTACGACAAGATCGGATACACCGTTAGCGCTCGGCTTGAGCGTCATTGCGTCGTATACCGTAGAACCTGATGGTGTAAACCTCCATCTCCACCAGTCGTTATTATTGTCGTCGGTCAGGTTAAAGTCAAAGTAAGTGCCGGTACCGCTAATCGTCGTGGTCAGCGACGCTGAGTCAGATCCTTCCGCCGCAAAGGCAATAGAAGTTACTCCGGTCAACGAGGTATGATTATGGCTAGTTGCCGCAGCGCCGATTTCAGCAAGAGACCACGAGACGTTTGCACTTCCATCCACTGACTTACCGGTACTGCCGATTGTCAGTGTACGACCTGTTGTCCACGTATCGGCTTTTCCGGCTGCAATTCGCTGCCAGGTACCAAAGGCATTGGCTTCATTGAATCTAACGGATAGATATGCCGGATTCGTGTTGCGATCAACCGCAAACATCGCACCGTATGATCCTGTGCCCGTGGAAGGATATTGCGATCCAAGTCCAATGTACCACGAATAGAATTGACCTCCACCAGTGCCTGGTCCATTGGTATTTCCTTGAACATATCTGAAACCAAAATCATAGCTCGGAGTCGTCGCATCGAATGTCGCGCGCGTGCCATGAACTTCTCCATAATTGTTGAAGAGAGAGGCCGGAATATCAGAAGCGGCTAGACTACTTCCAGCAGTGACTAATCCTTTGGCATTGACAGTAACCTTTGGATATGTTCCAACGGTTACTCCAGAGTTTACTAGAGTTGCATTTAATGTAACATTGGCCGATCCATCAAGCGAGACACTACCACTCAAGTCAGTTCCAAGCGTTATAGTGCGCGCCGTCGTCCATGCCGCAGCCGTCGTTGCAGTAGAAGCATTGCCGATAAGAGCCCCACGGAAGTTGGTGGCCTGAATATCTCCCTGAGTTCCGCTGAACACCTCGCTGGTATTCGTGGCATCTGGAATGAAAGTAAAGTATCCAGTCGAATCGTCGAATCCGAAGAATCCAGTCTTCGCAGCAGTTCCGTTGTGCCACTTGAATTCAATACCACGGTCCTTGTTATCATCAGAGGATGCAGCAGTTCCAGCACTTCCACCACCCAATGTGATGATCGGGTCCTTTGTGGTGAGTGTGGTAGAATCGACAGTCGTGGTCGTACCGTTGACGATCAGGTTTCCTGTGACAGTAAGATTAGCATTTGCAGTAAGGTGACCAGTGCCTGTTCCAACCGATAACGCAATAACTCCATCCCAGGATTGAATTCCAGCTACGTTCAGGTAACCTGGGTAAGATCCGGCATCGCTAGAAATTTTAACTATACCATTTGAAGGAGACTCGAGTTGAGCACGGCCGGTCCAATTGATCTTACTGCTGGCCCCGGCCGTGATGTTAGTAGCAGCGATAATTCCACCAGAAACCGAAATGCCGGATCCAGCAACAGCAGAAATTGCTGCTAAATTCGCATCATGTACTCGAACAATCTCGGATCCGTTTGAGATTAAGCGATTCCAGGTATATCCACTAGCAGTATCTGATGTGCTCGAGATTGCCGGTGCATTTGTGAATGCCTGAAGTGCTACCGATGATGGGCCGGTTGTAATTCTAGAAACCGTAATACTATTGTTAGCTGCGGTTCCGCCGAAGGTAGAAGTCGTACCACTGACAGTGAGGTTGCCAAGAATTGAAGTATCGCCAGCCGATGTCGTGCTGAACGGCGTTACGTTATCCGTTTGATTGTAGATATCAAATGTGGCGTATCCGGCCTTGGCTCCTGTATGTCCAAGGCGCCACAATTTGCCCCCAGAATTAACCGTCTGATTGAAGCTAATATATAGCGGGGATGCCGCTGCTGATGGAACTAGGTCGATCGCCTTGCCTACTCCGGCGACTGAAATCGTACCAGTGAATGAATTAACTCCCCCTCCGCTGACGGTGAGATTGCCGGCAAATGTAGAATTTTGGGAATTGTTGATTGTTAATGCTGCGGTTCCAGCCGTTGCGGCAATCCATGTGCTATTTGCACCCAGAACAAGATTCCCGCCCATACGGATGACAGTATTTGTTCCAGGGCCTTGAATGGAACTTTCGTCCTGCGACAGGTAAATTGCAGCATTGGCAGAACCGTTGGCGTTTCCACCATTGCTCTTGACGATGGTAAGCGTACCGTTTAATGTTCCACCAGCAAATGTTGGCGTAGCACCCGTGTGAATGTTCTGTGGCAGCGACAGAGTAACTGCACCAGTGTTTGCTGAAGCAACAACTTGATTCGCCGTGCCTGTGATCGAACTTACACCGTAGTTGGCGATGTTGTTATTCGTGATAGTAACAGCGGCCGCGCGAGTCACGAGAACAGTGTCAAATGCTGTTACTCGCGTGATCGCCCATCCGGATGCCCAAACTGAGGTGAATGTGCTGTGGCCCGCCATGAACTGGGACACGAACACCTTCGGATAAGACCAGGAACTGTTGGTCTCGCCGATCCAAATGCAGTTCGAGGTGCCATCACTGCCGAATCGGACATTATATGCGCCTACCTGAATATCACTGGTCTGCTCGGCAAATGTGTTGTACCAATCTCCAGTCTGATAGTTATATCCTCCAACACGGAATCTCAGAGATTTGCCGGTGTCATAGTTGTAGATATCGATCACGATTACCATCATCGTGTTCGAATTGTAACCGGCTGTAGGAAGCTTAATCTTGAACGCACCGGTAACACCTGGGCTTTCAGTGAATACTGCTCCGCCTGGGTTTGTAATTCGAATCGTGTTAGAGTCGATGTTGTAGACACCACTGAAAACTTTCAGTCGCTTACTTCCATCAACCTGAAGCGCCCAATTTCCAGTAGAATCCAGGAATCCTTGACCATCGCTATCTCCATAGAAGTGGCCTCGCCAGGTATTAATATGCCCACCGGAGTAGAGTCGAAGACCTGCAAATGTTTGATTGCTTGAGATGTTCCAGTGACCAACTGAGTTGGCCGAAAGGTACATGGTATGCGGAGTGCTGAAAATACCGGTATTAGTAGTCTGATTATAGAACCAATCAGTGGTGTTAATAGCACCGGATACATCTAACGTGTGTGCCGGAGAAGTGTTACTGATACCAACTCTTCCATTGGTACCGATAAACATCCTCGACGCATCGGCGGTCAGGTCGTAAAAACTAAGTCCGTTATTTGCCCAGGATGTATTAGTGACCAATCCCCATTTTCTGGTAGCTTCCAGCGCAATGGCCGCTTCACCCGCTTTATAAACATGCAATGAATATCCGGGGCTGATAGTGCCAATTCCGACATTACCGCCGGAGAGAATTCGAATTCTTTCGATAGAGTTAGAATAGATCGAAGTATCACCGACGGTGAAATTACCGATATTGAAAGGCTTGGCTATAGTGCCGCCCTGTTTGATCCATCCTCCACCAGCATCCTGAACAAACTGGATATTCTGGTTGTCGTTATTTTCACGACGGAAATATATCGGAGTGGTCGTTCCGTGAACGACGTCAAGTGCACCGGCTGGAGCAGCCGTTCCAATTCCCACTCTTCCGTCCTTATCGATTCGAACCAATTCCGTCGTGTATCTTTTGAATACGTGAGCTGCCGAAGACGCAGCAGCATTTCCGGTATCCGTCGTATAGCTAACGACGGCGTTATCGTTTGTGATGGCGTAGGTATAAAGACTGTCGTCCGTAAGCGTTAGCGCCGTAGATGAAGTACCGGAAACATGAAGCCTTGAGGCAGGCGATCCCGTTCCGATGCCGACATTTCCGGCATAATCAATGACCATCTTTTGAGTTGGCGCATTGGTATTTGTGGCATTATCGGATGTTTCAAAGTGGATCGATGTGCCGCGTGTGGTGCTTACCGAGTCGTCATTGATCTTGTGAACGATTCTTCCGAGAGTGCGTTGAGTCGAATTGTTATAGGTACTTCCGCGAAATACGATTCCCTGACCGAACCCATTATATTCGTTTGCAGCAGTATTTTCAGTCTCCAGCGTCAGAACGTCAAGTGCGGTCGTACGACCTCCAGTTGTAGAATCAGATGTAGGAGTATAAAGATGAAGTCTGGTAGATGGAGCAGTACCAAATGCAAGTCCGATTCCGACGTTTCCATTTCCCAGAATAGACATTCTGAGATCGGATGTTCCTGCGCTATTAGTATCAGCAGCACCGGAATTGATGAAAAATCCTAGTTGACCGGTATCGTATGACCCAGTTCTCGTGTATCCGATAGCTCCCTTTGACCATCCGCTGGATTCACACGCCATTCCGATGAAGGTTGTGTGACCTCCAACATCATTATAATTTCCTTTATTAACTCGCAGGGCATATGCTGTAGTTGTAGCCGGTCCACTGAAGATCGAAGTTCCAGCGGAGAATCCACCATTAGCGTCGCGCGCTACGACTTTACTGGCCACATTGGAAGAAGTCGCGTCAACCGCAAGTGTCAATGCTGCGCCTTCCGATCCTCCATTTCCACCGGTGATGTACGATCCGTTTGTGATCGATGCTACATAATTTCCGGTGGTGTCGGTACCAAGGGCTATCGAATCTGCTGCGATCGTGGTCGCGATGGAAACAGTTCCATTGCCTAGATCCGTCAAAGTAGTGTTTGCTGTACCTGTAACATCTCCCGTAAGGGTTACAGTGATGACTGGATCTGGCTTATTCAGAACATCTGACCAGTCAACGTTTGCGTCAATCGTGCCTTTTGTTCCGCTAAACACTTCTGACGAATTGGTCGCGTCTGGAATGAATATAAACTTGCCAGTCGAATCGTCAAATCCGAAGAATCCCACCTTTGCCTGAGTACCATTGTGCCAACGAAACTCAATACCACGATCCTTGTTATCATCCAATGCTGGCGCTGTATCTCCACCCAGCGTCAGAATAACATCATCTGACGTCAGAGTCGTCGAATTGATCGTAGTCGTCGATCCATTGACAGTCAAGTTGCCTGATAGAGTCAGGTTAGATCCACTGATCGTGCCGGCGGTGATGTTTCCGGATGAGTCAATGACCTCGACCGGTGTAGAACCGACCGATCCTACCGAAAATCCACCTTCCGAGAGAAATGATTTGATTGCCATTTGGATGAAATTCTATGTGCTATTTATTATGCCTTGATCAGATACATCGCAACCTTGAAGACCGTCGAGTTGGTTGATAGCGGAGTACACAGTAAACGTAGCGTTCCACCGCTGATATCCACGTCATATGTGGCAACTGCGCCTCCTATATTAATTGCCGTATATTCGGTATGAGCCACGGTTGATCCGTTATGGATCGCCATGATCTCTTGCGACTGGTACTTACCGGCCGTGGCATCAACTGCCTGAATGACGAACTTAGCCGTACGGTACGTCGTCGATGAGATAGTGGTAATGACCTGATTTGCCGTGGTCGTGGTCGTCGTAATGGTGGAGTAGGCCATGACGTGATCCGTGCCCCAGGCAATGTTACCGGCAACATCAAGCTTTTGGGTAGGCGAGTTTGTACCGATGCCAACACTGCCTGTTCCATTCGTCAGAATTACATTTCCATTGTACTGATTATTGATACGGACATCGGCATTAGTTTCGGCATTTATCCAAAGTATGCTATCAGTACTATGAATGTGCGCGTTGCCATCGTCGAAGATCGAGATTCGTTGGCTATTTGTACCGATTTTTGCATCTCCCACGACATGCAATTTTACCGCAGGAGAGGTAGTCCCGATTCCTACGTTACCGTTACCCCACATCGTCAGAACGTCTCTAACCTGACGGCCACCAGCGTAGTAGCCAACACCGATCGTACTTATTCCGCTGTTCGAAGTGTTATTCCAGCCTGTCTTGAAGTAAGTCTTTCCATCTCCGTTTCCGGAAGTTGTCGTATCCAGGATCAGCACGGCGGCTTCAGTACGATTTGCACTTTCATCGGCATGGGTACCTGCAATATGCAGCTTAGCATCAGGCGCAGCTACGGAAATACCGATCTTGCTGCTCGATTCTTGCATCACTGAATTTGCAAGAGCCGTCGACGTTGACCACTTAGGGATGTAATTGGCGGTACCAGTTCCAGTCACGGCCGCCCCGGCCGAACTCCAGGCTGTGCCAGTACCAGTCGAAGTGAGTACTTGACCGTTTGTCCCTGCCGAATTTGCTGAATCGTAGAAGATTCCGGTGACACGCAGGTTTCCGTTTACCGTCAGACCCGAGAATGACGGAGAGTTGCCTGTTCCGAGGCTTTGGTTGATCGTATAGCTCGTGATATTTGATGCATTACCCGTGATATCACCAGTGATCTTAGAGCCGGCGAGCGAACTGATCCAAGACGGATTGGCATACGAACCGGTTGTGTAGACTCCATTCGTCACTGTTCCGGCATTGCCGTCAATGCTGACCCCTGTCAACGTTTGACTAGCCGAGGAGCGATTGAGAAGAATACCTGTCGTGCCGATGTAGACGGTAGAGTTTCCGAGTACGGCAGACGGAATTGTTCCACTGAGGTTTCCTGCTGTCAGAGTCGACGAAGATGTGAGATTACCCGAGGCCGTTCCCGTCAGGTTTGCAGTGATAGTACCTGCGCTAAAGTTGCCAGATGCATCGCGGGCCACAAGCTTTGAGGCGGTATTAGCAGAAGTTGCGTCTGCCGCGATCGTGATGGCAGCAGAACCGTTATACGATCCTCCTGTCAGATATGATCCGATCGTAAGCACATTGGCGACCGATCCGGATGATCCCGTAATGCTTCCAGACGGAATAACGTAGTCTGTACCAGCCGTGGCAATTGCCAGAGTATTCGCTCCAGTACGCTTGATAATGCCGGTTGTGGATAGGCCGGTGATAGTATCAAGTGTGATGCTTCCGCCTAGCGATGTTGAGGTGCCGGCGATCGTGATAGCACTATTCAATAGTTTATTATTAGCGATGCTTCCGGCTAACATCGTATTGGTCACGGTAGCGGTATCAGTCGTATAAACACCGTTCGTGACTGTAGCAGAATTTCCGTCGATGCTCACTCCAGTCAGAGTCTGGGCAGCAGATGCTCGATTCAGAGCAATACTGGTCGTTCCTACATGCAAGGTATCGGTCACTCGGGCTACCGTGCTGTCCACTGTGATTGTGACGGCAGATGATCCATTGAAGCTCGTACCAGTCAGACCTGCTCCGATCGTCAGAGCATTTGTGGTATTAGCGGTGATCGTGATGTTCTGACTTCCATTAAACGTCACACCGTTGATCGTGCGGTTGTATGCTAGGATCGTAGCGGAATCAGCATTTCCGACGAGAGCACCGCGGAAGTTGGCGGCCTGAATGTCAGCTAGTGCAAAGGATGCGTGGCCGGTATCGATGTAGATATCAGCATCAGGTTCCGGTGTGTAATTCTTGAAGACCTTGTAATATCCATCTGTGGCATCGCGGAAGAATCCAGTGTGACGATACGTACCGTCGTTATAACCTGCAGCCCAGCCAAGGTCAGGATTTGTTGAAACCTGAGCCCGTGCAGTGCCCCCCGAGACATAACTTCCAGTTGCAGATCCAGCAACTGTAAAACTATATGTTCCAACACCAGTGATTATCTGGTTAGTGATATTATACTGAGAAGGTGTGACTCCAGTGACCGTCACCGTCATTCCCGTAGAATAATTGTGCGCCTCGAGCGTAGTATATGTGATGACAGTGCCTGATCCAGAAACATTTGAGATCGTAGTTTCGATCCCATTGTTCAGGAAGATCATATTATCAGCTACTGTCAAGTTCTGCGCACTGACCGTCGTGGTCGTTCCAGTGACTGTCAGGTTTCCTCCTACCGTGACGTTACCAGTGGTCTGGATTGTGGTAAACTTACCCGTACTTGGCGTGGTCGCTCCGATTGGTGTGCCGTCGATTGCTCCGCCAGTAATGGCCACACTGTTCGCGTTCTGTGTCGCGATTGTACCTAATCCCAGCTTGGTACGCGCATTCGTTGGGGTCGTATTTTTCCAGACAAAGGTCGAAGCATCGTAGAACAGCGAATCGTTGTTAGCCAGTCCGATGATCTGAATATCGTGCAACTCATCGATCTGAAGACCGTTCTGAATCTTGACGAACAGCTGTCCATTACCTGGGTTCGCTCGAGCGACGACGCCCACGAATACTGTGTGTGCCGGGGCAACCGGCAGAGTCGTGGTGATCGATCCAGGAGTGCTACCGAGGTACACGGTGTCTCCTGGCGTATATGCGCCTAGGCTCAGACCGGCGACGACACCGTGTGAGACTACGAATCCGACAGCTCCGGGAGCGATGTTTTCAGAGGCCACACCAACGGTCTTTGAGGAGGTTGCCTCGGATGCATTTGAGGCCTTCTTGACGGAGGCTCTGTCACCCTGTGCTCCGAACAGATATACCACCTCGCCTTTTGCAATCGTGGTAGTATCTGCATTGAAGACATAGTTCGTGAGATGCTGGCCGATGTGATTGATGGAAACCCCTCCAACCAAACCGAAGCTCAGCGTACCGTCATCCGCATTCCAATATAGCTTTCCGACTGCATTTGCCTCGGTCGCCGTGGTATCGAATGTCAGTGAATCGACTCCGCTGACATCACCGGTGATAGAAGCACCACCGTTGACTGTCAATCCACCGACAGTAATAGCGTTAGTTGTCGTCGCACCGCGCGTAGTAACCGTGGCCAGTGTGTCGGATTCTGTCTGCAAGTATCGGCTGTCTAGGTTTGTGGTAGCAACCGTGGCCGTCTGAACGTGACCGTACGTATCAAAGGTAAATGCGATATCTTGCAGAACGACTCCGGCTGAGTTGTCGGATGACAGATTTGCCACCGATGAGGTATCAGTGTGAGAGATCGTGACCGTATCTGTCGCAGAATTTGTGGTCAGCGTGACGGCGCCATTACCGGCTGCCAAGGTGAGCGTACCGGTAGCAGTATCTGCCGTGACCGTGCTCTGACCGCTAACCGCAACGTTGGCGAATCCAATCGACTCCGGAGGATTCAGTCTGGCAATAGCATTAGCCGAGGTCTTGTAATAGAGAGCTCCGTCTGCGTAGTTGAGCGCGAGCTCGCCGTAATCCAGGTCGGATGTGGTAGGAACCTTTGCCGCAATCGAGGACTTCTTGAGAAGGATGTTGTTTGCCATAAAGTACGAGTAAAAACTCCAGAGATTAAACGAAAACAGGTGAACCGAGTAAAAACTCAGTCCACCTATTTATAACTAAGCAGAGTGTTCTATTTCTATCAGAAGGTGCCACCGTCGATCGTTGCCGATGCAACGGGTGTTCCGGTGGCGTCAAATTGTACGATCTGGTACTGCGATCCGGTCAAGAAATTCGTGGCAGTTCCAGCAGAGTTAGAAACGAATACCGCCTTGCTGGTGTAACTAGAGACTCCGGTACCACCAGAGGATACTGCTAAGGCAGTTGTCAGGGTGACCGTGCCAGTTACCCCAAGTGTTCCGGTGACAGACGCATCCGCAGCGATCTGAACGGTATTATTAGCGGCATCAATGACCAACGTTCCGCTGGTCGTAGTGATGGTGTTGTCTGTGGCGACTCCAACGGTGACATTGCCTAGAGTACCGCCGGTACCATAGATCTCACCGAACTGAGCATCCGACCACGGACTGCTGAAGTTTTCCGGGTTTGTGGCAGTTGCACCGGTCGCCTTGAAGACGAATCGGCCGGTCTGCATGTCCATACCGAAGAATCCAGTCTGAACCTGCGCACCGTCACCGTAGTTGAACTTGACTCCGCGATCGGCCGAGTCACCGGCTGCCAGGGCATCCTGGGCCAACATGATGACCGGATCGGTCAGTGTCGTGACAGTCGAATTGACTGTTGAAGTGTTGCCGTTGACTGTCAGCGTTCCGGAGACGATCAGGTTGTTGCGGACTGTGGTATTTCCGGAGGTGGCGCCGATCGCTAGAGTCGTGGCAGCTCCGAAAGCGCTAACCGTTGTAGCATTGGTGTTGAAGACCGAGAAGGTCAGACTGTCGGTCGTGACGTCTGTAGTGAATACAGGGCTTGTTCCGAATACCACCTTACCTGTACCGGTCTCATCCGAGATGACCGAGGCGAGTTGAGCTGAAGTCGTCGCACTGAAGTAATTCAGCGTGTCAGTGCTACGAGCGACCGTTGCATCGACGTCTAGTGTAACTGTGTTATTGGTGACTGCCGAGGTGATACCAACTCCGCCGACGAACGTCAGGGTGTCGGTCAGGAGAGATACCGAATCTGTTCCAGTATCACCTGCGATCGACAGCGATGTAGCCAGTGCAGCAGTTGTGGCGACCGTAACACGGCCCTTAGAATCGATCGTCAAAACCGGAATCGCAGTTGACGAACCGTATGTCTGAGCAGTAACGCCGGTATTGGCTAGGGTGACGACGCCAGTCTTGGAGATCGTCAGATCACTGCTAAGAGATTGGTTCTTCCATTGCTGAGCCGTGCTATCGTAGATGATGACCTGAGCATCAAGTGGAGTGGCGATCGTGGTGTCAGCCAGAGAATTGAGAGTCTGGGCTGCGGCAACTGAGTCGGCATAACTCTTGACGGCAGCTGCAGTCGGAAGCTCGTTGTTCGCCGCACCTGCGCCAATCGAGGTAACGACTGTCGTCAGCTCTTGACCTGCGCCATTAGATGTGGTTAGCTTGATTCCACCCGTGATCAGGTGATCGACCCACTTGTACTGGTCAACGATGATCGTAGATGACGCCGTCAGGATACCAGGCGTCTGAGCCATCATGTCGGTGTAGTACTTACCACCGATGATGATCGGATCTACCGTAGCTCCGCTGGTCTTACCGATGAAGAGACGATTTGAGGCGAAAGAGTATGCTTGCTCCGAATGTGCCAATGCATCTGGTGCCGGCTGATTCGTGATATCGCTATACTTGGTTTTGATGATTGTTCCTGGCATGGTAGTAATGTATTAGAAGCTTCCGCCGATGATCTTGGTATTTTGATTGTTCAATTCCACAGTGGCGACAAATTTTCCAGTGGTTCCGTTATAGACCAGAAGTGCTCCATCTGCGACAGAACCCATCTCGACGTCTGAGAGATCGGACATGGATTTAGGAGCTCCAACAGCCACCGTTCTCGCCTGTATAGACGAGAGGTTACTCAGAGATCCCTTGATAGCCGGTGTCTGGAATACTACGCCTCCTATTCCACTCATGTTCTCGTCACCCTTGGATTTACGTCAACCTGGCCTTCGACGACACGAGTCACCTTGTTCGTACCGGTCTGTACGATCTCAATGTCGTATACGTATCGCCCGGCCTTCATCGTTGCAGTCGTGGCTGCAGTTAGAGAGATCGTAATCCTGCCATTACTCGGAGTATTAATCGCTGTAACGAATGGAATCGAGGTACTAGAGGCATAAGACTTGCGTATCTGTCCTCTGGCAGTATATCCAGTCAGATTGAATACGATGCCATCGCTTCCTTCGACTGTCACATCTGATGTGAAGTCAGATCCCTGATCGATCGGAATGTTTGCGTATACGGCCATTGGCTCTATTTATAGTTTTATTTCTGAGCCTTCAGCGCCTCGATCTCAGCCTTCAGATCCTTGATGGCCTCGATCAGCAGAGGAACTAGGAGTTCATAACGGACGGCCTTAAATCCATCGGCGCGATTCGCCACGACGTTCGGGAAGACCTTCTCGACCTGCTGAGCAATGACTCCAGAATTATCTGGGCGTACAAAATATCCGTCCACATCACCATGATCCTTCTTGTAGGTATCATTCCAGTCATAGATCACACCATCGATCTGTGAGACTTTATCCAGAGCATTCTCAATTGGACGAACGTTCGTCTTAAGACGCTCGTCTGAGGTGTAATATGCAGTGATATTGTCGGTTGCGCGGATTTCTCCTGTTGCCCCGGATGCAGGAGTGCCTATACCTAGAGATCCAAACTGAAGGGAAGACACCGTGCTGATGCTCTGAGGCAGCGACAGGGTGACAGATCCAGTTGAAGCAGATGCAGTAACCTGGTTGGTTGTACCAGAGATGGAAGTGACTCCGGAATTAGCAATTGTGAGCGTGCTAGCAGAAGTTTGATTAGTAGTGAAAGTTCCGCTGGCAGCGCTATTTACTGTTATTCCAGCTCCTGCAGAAATTGTGACGGTCGAGTTATAAACTGCAGGAATTATTGGAGTATCTGTGAGAGCAGAATACGGAATCGTGGCGGATGCAGTGAATGCAGTTGTGCCATTTGCTTTAACGTATCCAGTCAGTGTAGTTGCTCCAGTACCACCATTTGCCACAGCAACAGTGCCAGAAAGATATGTGGTGCTATCGACTGATCCATCTGCCTTCAGGAACTGAGCAGAAGTTCCGCTAGCAGTCTTAAATCCAGTTGCTTGGACAGTGGAGCTAGCCTCCACGGTTCCATTAGCTTTTAATGACAGACTGCCATTATTGTTCTGAAATAATAATGTATAGACGCTAGTACCGCCGATAAGGTGAGAGATATTATTACCAGTCAGAATGACTCTGTACGGATACGTCGAATCCGACTTCATGAACCAAAGTCCATTCACTAGATTAAAGTTATGGATTTCTAGACTTTCTTTGCACAGTACAGCGTTATTGAATGTCTTTACTCCGCTTGCAGCCTGAGAGGTTGACAGGTCAACGAATGTACTATTACTGATGTCAGTTGACGGAATCGTAGAGGATGCGGTAAGGGCACTTGCGCCATTCGCCTTGACATATCCAGTTAAGCCGCTGAGCGTCATTCCAGCAAATGTCGGAGTTGCTGCGGTATGAATGTTCTGCGGAGCTGAGAATGTTAATGTGGAACCGGAGGAGTTAAGATGGACCTGATTTGCAGTACCCGTGAAGTTGATGGTTCCAGCCCCTCCAAAAGATCCACCAGAAGGAACCAGATTTGCAGTGATTCCAGTGACTCCCGTGTTGGTAAACGTGATGGTATCGGTAGTAGCATCTGCCGAAATGGAAATTCCACTTGTTGAAGATGCTGAAAGTGTGAGAGTATCGTTATTAGCGTCTGCTACGCAAGTAATAGAATTTGTTCCAGTTCCGCTCAGCGCAACATTCTTGAAAATATTCTGGTCAGAACCTTTGTCGGTATTAGTGATCGTAACTGCAGAAGATCCATTATACGATACACCACCAAGACCGGTTCCGATTGTCAGAGCATTTGCGACCGACGCAGCAGCATTAGCACTTGGCAGATAGGATGTACTGTCAATGGTACCATCGGCCTTCAGGAACTGGGATGACGTTCCACCGGTACGGACAATGGAAGATCCTTCGATACCGCGGTTGAATACAAAGCGATCCGAGGAATTTGTATAGAGCATCGTCGGAGAACCTCCGGTGATAGCTCCAATTGTGAATCCTGCTCCATTTGCTGCAGCTGCTGTAGTAGCATTTTTGGCCAGAAGGATATTTAGGTCAGCGACCTCAACTGTAGTCGAATTTACCGTTGTGGTAGTACCGTTTACGGTCAAATCTCCGCTGATGGTAAGATTTCCTCCAATGGTTTGTGCTCCACCCGGAGAGAGCCTGACGTAACGACTATCGAGATCGACAGATCCTAAACCGGTAACGTGGCCGTATGTGTCAAGAGTTACGTCCTGAATGACTAGACCATTTGAGTTATCCACACTTGCCTGAGACGAAGTATCGGCATGAACGATAGTGATCGTATCTGTTGTGGCATTCGTCGTGATCACTAATGATCCATCCGTGGCTAATGTAACAGTGTCGTCGTTACTATCGGCCACTACAGTGCTTTGACCGGCAACAGCAATGTTCTTGAAAATGTTTTGAGAAGAACCGCGATCGCTGTTGGTGATCGTAACCGCACCAGACAGATTATTGAACGTGCCTCCTCCAGAAATTCCGGTTCCTGCATTGATAGCTATGCTAACCGAACTAATCTTAGACTGATCGAGAGTTGTTAGCCATGCCGGATTTGAATAGGTTCCGGTGGTATAGATTCCGTTCGTAACAGTGGCCGCGTTTCCGTCGATGCTAACCCCAGTTAGAGTTTGAGCCGCCGAAGCACGATTTAACGCAATCGAGGTTGTACCGATAAAAGTCGCATCTGCGCGACGAGCGATGGCTGACCCGATCGAGAGCGTCGGAGTAGAACCTTCTCCAGTTCCTCCGGTTACAACGCTCTCAGTATCTCCGCTGATAGATGCAACGTAATTGCCGGTCGTGTCGGCCCCGAGGGCTACAGAATTAGCGGCGATCGTCGTGGCAAAAGATATTGTTCCGCTTTGTAGATCCGTCAGAGTAGTATTTCCGCTTCCAGTTACGTCACCGGTGAGGGTAACTGTAACAACTGGATCAGGTTTACTCAGAATGTATTCCCATTCCGTTGAGATATTAGTTGAATTGATCGTAGTTGTTCCTACGACCTGGAGATCTCCCTTGACGTATACATTGCCTAGAGAATCTACAGTAAAGACGTCATCAAAGGTGACCGGACTAGTCACGAGTGTGCGCTTGACTGTCAATACATCGGTTTCAGTATTCGGTCCGGTGATCGTTACAGCCCCTCCAGCTCCTAGTGTCCCGGTGATGCTGACATTGTCCGTGATGCTAACGGTACCGCCGGTAGAATCGAGCGTTAGGTTTCCAGCTGAAGTATCAATCGTGTTCGCATTCGTGATTCCAATTCGAACATTATCCAGTGTCGCCCCGGCGAAGACAGGATTTGCGGTTGTGGCTACAGACTGACCAATCGCGATCGACAAGTTTCCGGCAGTTGGTTCGGTGATAGTGACGCCGGTTCCTTGCGATACGCTGATGATCTTGGCCTGAGTATATGTAGTTCCGATGACCGAACCATTCCATACTCCAGTCGTAATAGTACCGACTGAGGTCAGAGAAGACCCGGTTACCGTCGCATTTAGTGTGGCACCAGTCAGTGTTCCAGCCGCTGCCGTTACAGTGATTGCCTGGGTTCCATCGAAGTTTACACCGTTGATTGCGCGTGCCGTTGCCAGCTTCGTAGCCGCGGCGGCCAGAGTTGCGTTTGTGGCGGTTCCAGTAAGATCTCCTGTGACGTTTCCGGTTAGATTTCCAGAGAAAGTAGTCGAGGTGACAGAAGTTAAACCGGCCAGAGTTGTGCTGGATCCACCCAAAGAAATTGAAGTGGTTCCTACAGTGATCGCGCTATTGACAAGCTTATTATTCGCGATGCTGCCGGATAGCATTGTATTCGTGACACTGCCGGTATCACCAGTCGTCACGATGGTTCCAGTCGTAGCAGGCATCGTCAGCGTATTCGTGCCGGCAGTAGCTGTTGCTAGGAGTGTGATGGTTCCTGAAGTCGATCCCGGGAAAGCCACGGACGAAATTCCAGCTAGAGCAAGATTACCGGAACCGCGGCTCAATGTCACCGAGGTTGTACCAATGTGCATGGTATCACCGGTAGTAGCAATAGTGCCGTCTTTGTCCTGGATCGTGAGAACGCGAGTCTGACCTGCAGTAATTACAGATGACTCAAACCGCGCTCTCTTTGTTGGAGCGGCATCATCAATAATAAAGGTCGAGGCATCGGTCAGACTCTTATTAGAGAGAGTCTGAGCCGCAGCGAGGGCAGCAAAGTCATCATCTGTAAGGGCGGTATTAAACTGAGAAAGTGTTCCGCTGACTGAGTTGCTCCCCAGGGCAATCGTTTTGTTTGTTAGAGTTTGAGCAGTCGCCAATCCAGCAAAATCATCATCCGACAGTGCAGTATTGAATTGCGCCAGTGTGCCGGTTAGCGAGTTGCTGATCAAATTAACCGTCTTATTGGTCAGCGTCTCTATTCCAGCCAGAGTTGCCAGCGTTCCGCTAGCAGGAACGGTAACCGTGGATCCTGCTGCCTGAGCAATAAGTGTCAGATTTCCGGTATTGAGAGTGATGGTGCGTCCACCATTATTGACTCCGGTACCGCCATAAGTAGAACTGATTACGTTGGCCTGCCAAGTGCCGCTGCCGAGGGTTCCAACTGAGGTAAGGGAAGAATTGACTACTCCTGATCCCAGTGTCGTCGCATTCAGCACCGAGGTGCCGTTGATTGTAAAATCCAGCCCAGTTGAAAGATTCAGGCTGGAGGAGAACGTCTTTGTACCACTGATGGTTACCGTGTTTCCGGTCTTCAGTTCATTTAGGGCTGAAACCAGGTTGGTAGCCGCAAAAGTCGACAGACTCCCGATGACTCCAATATCAGACTGAAGCTCGTTGATAGCTGTGACGAGCGATCCGTTGGCCGCGATATTAGCCGACAGATCACCCTTGGTGCCTAGGTCAGAGGAGATCGTGTTCGTCTTCTGGCGCCATTGCTCGAATGTGTCGGAACGTAGGACTTCAGTTGGCATTTGAGTACTTTACTTTGTCTGGGATTGCAGTAGATTTTGTACCATCGATTTGAGCTCCTCGACGTCTGACTTGAGCTTTTGGATCTCCGCCTCTTTATCCTCAAAGGACTTCTTCGAGATCAATCGGCGGAGATAATCGTTAGTGTTCCTATTTATTATAGCTCTGGAATAACCATCACGAATAAGCGAAGGATCTTCCTTGACTATCGAGTATGGAGCCTTCTGGGAACTCACGTGACGGCGATTACTCGGAGGTCGGAACAGGAAGGAGCAGCAGAGCTATTCGTCGAGGTGAAGACGATTTTCACTGCAAATGCCACGAACTTCTTATTCTGGATTCCGGAAGCACTCTCGGTCACCGCATATTCGACATCGTTATATTCTCCGGCATTATCGGTGATAGGAACCGAATCAATTGGGTTGACCGAGTACCATGGCAGAGCATCAAAGTTGCTATCAATGTTGTCAGTCACCTTATAGTAGACATCGATAAACGATCCGGTTGGGCGATTTGTAGCCAGGAAGATACGAAGCGCAGAGGCTGACGTGGCTAGGTCGACGCGGCGAGTAATGTACTTGGATAGTGATGATGCACCGATTCCGGCGGTCTCGGCCTGATAGTTCTCGACTACGTTATAGCCAGTAGAAGCAGAACCGATAGGGCGGTCCAGGCGGTAATTGATGGCAATTGCAGAGGTTCTATTCAGATCGATGACCGGCGACAGCGTAGTCTGAGTGGTGCTCAGGCTGCCCTTAATGTACAGACTCTTGGCAGTCGGATTTGCAGAATTGACTCCACGGACCACCTGAGGATAATCCATCTCGATGTTCTGATTCACTGGAATCTGGTAGTACTGGCTCAGCGAGTGCGGAATCTCGGATCCAGCCAGAGATTTTCCGGAGGTAGTGCGCGCATACCAGTTTGCCTGAGTATTCTTGAATGACATCTGCTGCACATTAGGATACAGGATATCGAACGTGCGATTCTCGGTCGCCGTTACCGCAGATCCACCGACGCGCCCGCTGGCAGTAGCATTGCTAGCAGCAGTGACTGTGATGGTATACGAATCTTGCTCGGCATCGACAACGTTATGCGTACCATTGATCTCACTACCAAGGATTCCGTTGTAGGATGTTCCGGCAGTCAGTCCTGCGATAGTTACCTCGGATGAACCTGCAAAATGGCCATGATTCTTGTGAAATATCCGGATGTTCTTTGTGCCGGTATATGTGTAGAGCGGGTTCGAATCAAGTGTGACTGTCGGGATAGTGGCCTCGTTCAGGATGATATCACCTGAGGTCACAAACTCGGCGCGGCGAATGAGGAACTTGATATCCAAATTCTGTTCAGGAATCCAGGTAGAAGAGTTCTGAGACTTGAACATCACTCCGGCATATGGCTGCTTGGTGATTGAGAAGGCCGTGTTGGTCACGTCGTTTTTACCAGTCTCGGCTACCCAGATCTTATAGTTTCTAGAGTTTGCATTGACTACAAAGCAGTATTCCTTAGTGTCGAGCAGGAATACCGGAGACGAGAACAGGAATTTAGTTGCGAGAGAAGCATTCGTACTGACTGACACGTTTGCCGAACTTACTGTGACCGTTGAGAATGGAATGATGATTCCTGTCGGAATACCGTTCTCCATCTCTCGAATTTCTAGAGAGACCGGTAGTGTCGAATCTTTTGAAGCGAAGTACAGATCGATCGATGTGAGGAAAGCTCCACCTGGAGAATCCACGATGAAGCTTTGTGCGACTGGATCGACATAGGTCTTCGCCTGCTGCAGCGAAGAGATCTGGGCCTGTGAGAGATATACGTTGCTCATGTTGTTTAGTTATAGACCTCAGATTCTGGAAGCGATGAGAGATTCGGAGGAGGCTCGGTGACCGTAAAGGTGACCAAGTTGGAGTAGTATGTAACACCGTTCCAAACCGCAACAGCTCGTACCTGATATGTTCCAGGAAGTGCAGGCGAGATTCGGAATACTGCATTCGCGCTATATCCACCCGACGTCGAACCGCTTTGGTAAGCCAATGGAACCCAGTATCCAAAGTTAGGATCTCCGGCGTTAGATCTTTCTTCCACGCTAAATGAGCTGAGAGTTCCGTAACCCGTGGCTGATGTCGAGCATTCGAAGTTAAACGGAATTCCAGAGTACTTCGGCGTACGCCCCTGAATGTTCAATCCAACAAATGGCGCAACGAGTGGAGCAGGACCAGGTCTTGGTGTCGGAATCACGATCGGAGGTTGTGGAGCAGGTGTTGGCGCAGGAGTGAAGATACCCGTAGCGCGATATACCGTTTCGGCATAAGTGAATGCTGAATCCGTGCTGTTGACGTTATTGTCCACGATTCGGAAAACACGTTCTCCCGTACGGAACTTAAGAGCTGCGTTATGCGGGATAATAAACGAACCGATGACCTCTCCAAATTGGTCTGTGGTCAATACTCCAGCTCCGGCAGGATGCGCCGTCAAATCGGCGTAATTCTTATCGTCAGGATTTGTTGTATAATTGTTAAACGAAACTTCTTCCCTCACGTAATCGGCAATACTGATACCATCGAAGAACGCATATACGCGAGAATTTGGTTTCAGACCTGTGGCTCTGAAGTAGATCTTGCGCGAACGAATGTAAGGGACGATAGTGTTGTTGACCAACGCATCGGATACCTGTGTGCTCTGTGTGTTGCTGTAAATACCCGATGACGGTTTACGCCGAGTTGACATACCATAAACGGTAGTACCATCAGCTAGCTGCGCAGATACTCCAACATTTCCAACAGCCAAAAGCGTTTCCGATAACTGATTATTCAGTTCTTCCTCTTCCTCCGGAGAAACTCCGTACCATTCGACCTGCCAGTTGTTGAAGGTACCATTATTAGAGGTCTCGGCATCAGCTTCATTGTACCAGCTATAGCTCTGAGAAGCATTAGCTACGATGGCCGGCTTTGTCTCGACTTCCTTCCATTCATCTGAAGGAGGCGATAGTTCGACTCGTCCTTGCCATCCATATACGGCATGAGGATTGACATATTCTGAATAAGACGAGTATGGCTGATCGATCAGCGTGACCTCAGTATAATTGAGGGTAACTACAGAACCGGTTTGCTTGATGTTCGTTGATGCCGGAATGTTAGGAACCAAATTAACGTATTCCTGAGAAAACTCAGGCAGAAGGATTCCCTTTTCAGCCTCAATTGAGCAATGATAGTCTGGGTGTTTGACCGCTCCAATGTTGTGATCAACAAAAGAGTCGACTACAAATCCGTTCTTATATCGCTGCTGCCCATTAACATCGAGAATTTGAGCGTTGGCAGTCGTCTTTTCGAGCAGAGATAGGGAAGTATAGTATTCAACTGTTGATAGTCTCTTCTCCAGCCGGCCGATATCGCGCATCGTATAGCGCTTATTGTCGATCATCTTCGCCGAAAGATCCGTCGTGCTAAACGTGTAGGCATTCAGAGAGATCGAATAGAGTACCATCGAATCCTCTGGATCCTCAGGCGCCTTCGGGATCGTACCCGAAATTCCCTTCACGGCTCCAAATTCTCCGTTCTTGTTAACAAAGATCTTGTCCATTCTTGGCAGATAGAACTGAATGTCTGTCAAGATTGTGGAGTTTGGAACTATACAGTTCGAAGTAGAAGCTCCTGCGTTAACGAATCCGGTACCATCATTGCTCTTGGTCGGACGGAAATCTAGAGCATCTCTGAGAGAAATAGCTCCCTTGATGGAATTGTAGGTCGGGATGTCGCCATAATCAACTCCAGCATAGGAATTGACGGCAAAGTAATCTCCGGTATTATGAGTAAAATGATCGAATACCACTAGGAGACGACCGGTCGGTGCTGAGGCGCCAGGCTTCAGCTGAATGCGACCTACATCATAGAAGTTTTCACGCTGTCCATCATCTAGATTGTAACGATCCGTGATGTTTGTATCGGATGTCGTGGCAGCAGTCGACAGATTTGCCGACATGTAGATCGCGGTGATTCTGAGGATATCACTCTTGCCAAGTGAATCGTATCCACCTTGAGTCGTGTTCGGTGAAGTGATCGCGGTCTGCGCTCCAGTAACGTATGTCTTAGATTTCTCGATGAGATTGCGACGAGTGGAAGCAATGACGTAGAAGTACGCATTAGCATTTCCGGCTCCGAGTGTCAGAGTGACTGACGTGCCGCCGCTGTTCAATACTGGGACAGCCGTTTGTGTAACTTGGGTTCCGTCGGTGGCCTTTACAACTACGTAGTCAGTAGAAGTGACTGAGTAGAAGTTCTCGGAGCTGGCAGTGAGAGTCAGATTACCGCTTCCATTTGCCTGAACGTTGTCGAACTTGCGCTTTACGTAATAGAATACGTCACATGTGACGTCATCTGAGGCCCTTAGAGACTGAACTGCACTGACCGGCAGTCTATACAGAAGAGAACTGTTCGAAGGATCGTACAGTACCGTCGTGGTAATAGCCGAATCCACATCATTCGCTCGAGCAGTAAAGTCGTATCCAGGAACAGTCGTGTCTTCCAGATAAACGACGCTGGAAATCGACTGGCCGGAATTCATCACGATGTCGAACAGGTACAGCTTGTAGAAAGCCGCGGATCCGACAGTTCCTGAAACATATTCCAGAGCACGGGCACGCGCAGTGCCGATGGATGCACTCGAGGCGTTCTTCAGCGTGATGGTGGTAAAGCTTGTGGTGTTAGGAAGTCCTACAACCTGATCGACGTAGATATAGCCTCCGAGCGGCGTGAATACCGAGGCGCCATTGACATATCCCTCATCACGGGCTTTTTCCATCGGCACATATGTCGTGGAAAGAGTCTCGACGCGATAACCTGAGACGTATGCTACGGATGGCTCAAGGCCGACCGCAAGTCGAGCTTTTCCATAATCAATTGCCTGTTGGGCAGTGAATGCTGGGTTTGCTGACTGAATCTCGGCCTGTGTATAAAGGCCGTTGTTCGATCCGTTGTTGTAATACTCGCGAACGTTGATCTGAAATGGACGAACTGTGTAGTTCCCAGATTCCTCATGAGTACGCGTAGCCAAAGTACGGGCAAGTTCTGAGTACTCAGTACGAGCACGTCCTGTAACTTGGCCACCATTGATGAGCAGAACTTGAATGATATTATCTTCGGTACGAGCCGCCAAGACGTATGGTTCAGCAACAAGATCCAGGGCGATCTGATATCGGTGCGCACCTGGAGCCGATTCGTTCGGAGTCCCGATAGAATTATCGACTAGCGAGGCATCCTCGGTTGAGGTGATGATATTCTCGCTAACCTTATAGACGATACGCGCTGAAGGGTTTTGAGTATACTTCGAGACAACCAGAGATTCTGCAGCCGAGTACACAAAGTTGCCCTTGATGAAGTAAACACCTTCATTGACCGACACGCGAGTACCGTATCCGACCGGATTATTGACTGTCGTCTTGACCTTGAACTTCTTCGTCGTACCGTTAACCACGAAGGTCATGACTTCTTCAGCCAAGAATTGGTGAGATGTCGTATTCGTTCCTGCTGCGGTGTAACGGACAAAGGCCGTTAAAGCATCTGATGATGTAGATGCGACTACTTCTAGTACGGTAGCAGTGATACCTGAGGTGACTCCGGTCAGCGTTAGTCCGACAGATTGAGAGTAATATGGGAGATTCGATCCGCCGTCACCCTCTGGGTAATACGTGGTTGGCCCGTCTACGAACGTCGATTCCAGTTTGACATATGCGTACTTGGTATCCAGCGTAACTTGACCACCGAGAACTGGAGATCCTTCCTTAAAGACATGACTTCCAAAACGATCGATCTGAGCCTGAATGGCAGTCTGGAGCTGCGTCAGTTCACGTGCCTGTACCGCATATCCTGGACGAAAGAGCACGCGAAGGTAGTTCTTCGATTGATCGAAGTCGTCATAATATGGGGGAATGTCGTAGTTCTTGATTGCCATGTTAGGATTTATCTTAGAATTCTAGGATCATCTTGATGTCTTCGAGCTGTGAGGCCGAACGATTGATTGCCGCTCTGCTCTCGACGAACATCACTTCTCCTGTAAACCTTTCAACCTCTGGGTTTCCAAGGCTTCCAACTGAACCGGTTCCAGCTGTTGCGCCAGTGATGGTTTCGGATACCGAGAAAGCAGTGTATCCCGTTTTGTCGTTCTGGTGATACTTTAGAACCCCAGAGGTCGAATCGAAAGCATCCACGTATCCCTTAGCAGTACTGGTACCGCCGGTGATATAGTCTCCTACCTGGAAACCACCGGCAGAACCAACGCCCAGTGTGAGAGTTTTCAGAGCGGACAACGTCGCTCCAGTTGAAACCGTGGTCGTCCCTTGATTATACGGATTACGAACAATTCCGATCTGTCTGAATTGAGCTCCGTTCACGATGAAGTCACCTGAACCTTCAGGGCCATTCAATACAGTACGAAGACCGATATAGAATCCACCGAGTTCTGAGACCGGATCGGTTCCATGACCACCCTTCGGGGACAGAATGGCTCGAGCAGTTGCACCAGAACCACCTCCACCCGATAGTGTGACGTTGATCACGCTATATCCCGAACCTGCATTAGTCACCTCGATGCGGGTGACGATTCCGCCAGAAATGTAAGCGGTTGCTGCAGCTCCGGTACCATTTCCTGTGATGTTGACAGTTGGAGCTGTCGCGTACGTAGTTCCACCATTTGTGACAGCGATACGATATACCTTTCCTGCATCAGCCGCAGAATTGTTCTGGTAATTATATCGGGTCTGATCTTCAGGTGATAGATCGCCGATAACGCCTCCAACGGGAATGACCGCCGTCTTGACCGGCATATAGAGATTGGTCATGAATGCCGTAGCTTCGGCCGCGGTCACGGTATACATGTATTTCCAGATATATCCATCACCGGCATCAGCCGGAGCTTGAGTCGTATGCGTAGGTTCGATCTGAACCGTAGTAGCAGTATGAAGCTTGTTGATCAGCTTGTATACCTTGAACTCCGTAGTAATTACGTAGAATTGCTGAGTAAATATAGCATCCGTGGCATCATCCCATGGGACGTAGGTACTTCCTAGTGTCCAGTTATAACGCGGGACAATATGAGTCGCAAACGCGGCATCGACCTTCTTCAGAGCGATTGCATTCTGCCAAAAATCGTTGCGCTCCACAAGGGTATCGACTGGAGTAGGCGCAGAAATTTCAGCTCCACCTAGGGTAGAATTCCAATTATCGGATTTACCGATCGCGAGATAGATGCTATCGCCGGAGATCGTCTCCTTGAAGTTAGAAGCGTTCTCGAGGCGAAATCTAGAGGTGATGATGGCTGGCATGTGGAGTGTGATCGTTAAACGTAATTGACTCCGAGAGTCGTTCCGTTCCAGGTTGGTGCAGTATTTATAATGGTTTGGATGGAATAGTCATCGTACGGATAAAGCGTTTCGGCCTGTTCAATCGTCATCGCACGATAGACCTGCATTCCATTATCGTCGAAGTACTTCATCTGGAACGACGTATTCGTTCCGGTTGGAATATTGAGCGACATCTTATAGTAAGACGCCTCATAGCTCATCGTCACATTGTTAAGAGCTTGTAGAATGATGATCCGTGCTAAGTCTTCAGCTGAGATTAGGCCTGGCTGAAGTAGCGGCATCACCGATTCGCCATCTAATAGCTGAAGTAGGATCAACACTTCGCCGAAGAATATCATTCCGGCTGGGTGGACAAGCTTGTTGAACGTATCCGACCAGGTGTCAAAATTGTTTCCGGTACGAATGACGTACGAAAACTTCTGGTAAAAGTAGGAATCCTGCAACTTAATGATATCAGATACGAATCCCCTCGGCTCGTTATACGTCCCCGTAGTATATCCTAAGAAATTACCGGCAATGGTATAGCCTTGGCCGCAGTCGACGATCTTATATGATCGGATCTCTCCGGCATCAGGATCTAAAAGGTCGATGTTCGGGATGATTTTCGCCTGAGTTAACCCGGCTCCAGAATCATCCAATACCACTCCGTTCAGAGTAACCTTTGCAGCAGTATATCCAGAGCCGTATGCAGTAGGAGTTACCTGAGTGATCGCACCATTGACGATCGAAGCAGAAGCAACGGCTCCGGAACCTGTAGATCCGGTTACTGCCACGGAAGCCGTGGTATAGCCCGAACCGAAGTTGTCCATCTGAATGTGCTCAATGACTCCACCCGCGCAAAAGGCGATCGCCGTGGCACCTGTTCCGTTGCCAGTGATGTTGACGGCCGGACTGTTGTAACCAGATCCGCAGGCGGTCATCGTAACCGACGATATCGCCCCGGCTACAATTTCTGCGGTAGCCGTAGCTACGGTCGTGTTTGTACCCGTAATGACGACCGAGGCAGTAGTATAACCTGAACCTCCGTTCACCACCTTGATGGCACGGATCGATCCATTTGCCACGTATACCTTAAGCTGGGCATTGGTGCCGTCTCCGCTGATCGTTGCGGTCGGGCATGGGTAGAGTGATCCACCGTTCGAAACCGTTATGCGACGAATCGATCCATTGGATGTCGTGACTGTAGCCTTTGCACCAACCCCGTTTCCAATAATACCCAGTAGAGGCACTGCGGAATACAGCGGCCGCTGAACGTCGGCTAGCCATACTCCATCGGATGCGATGAGCATGTCCTTTCTAGGAAAGTACACCTCGGCATTGTCCTGAAAGATGATCTTGAAGAATAGCTCGATGGATTCCTTGGATCCACGGACGTTGTAGTATCGAGCTAGATTTTTATAGAGATTGACTCTGTTGGCAACAGTATTCTTAGGAATCGCGACCGCGATCTCCTTCTGTATCAGATCGAGATAAGTTGCCTTCGTGATATCAATGTCTCTGGCATCCACGAGACGATTGATTTCGTGACTAGCCTGGCCATCTTCATTGATGTGAGTATAGTAATCCTGGAGAAGCTCAATCAGCTTTACTCCAGTCTCGCGAAGCTCGCTTGGGAATAAAGCGTCTACACGGATGGATTCTTTAGTCTTCTTCCGAGTACTGGCAATTGACTCGATTGAGTGAGGCATGGTATTACTCGTGACGTGCTACCGTGGTGTAGTTGATCGCACCTGCAGGACCGGCGACGGCGATAGTATCGATCTCGCCTGTTACCGTAGAAGGTTCTAGGTCTCCTCTTCCGGAAGGAATCGATAGCGCAATATCCAGCAATTGATTCCTCTTAGGCGCCAGGTCAAATGAGTTTGGAGTAACCGTCAGGCGGATGATGTCGGTGGTATCAGGTTCCAGTCCATTGATCACAACTCTTCCGGAAGCAGCGTATATGGTTCCGAGAGTTGCGACCTTTACGTCACCGGTGCTCGATTTGCGGTATAGGTAGATATTGCGATTGACCGAATTGGTGATAGGACCGTCCTTCAAGTAATGTGTGATGCCTCCAACGGGAAATTCTGAGGATGTCAACACTGGACTTGATGAGGCCGTCTGATAGATCGGAGACGCAAATGTTAGATCGAAACTGGAAACCGTCGGAGTGATGTCCTTGAACATGTACACTCTGGCGACGGAATTCATAATAGCCTTGTCGACAGAATCGATCTCGAACAGGAGCTTTGAGTATCTAAACACTCCGTCGAATCTCTGAAGATACGTCTGAGCGTACGTTTGCAGGCGATTGCGTACAAGTCCTTCAAGCGCGATTCTCGTGTTGTCTGTCAGGTTTGGATTATATTTGAAGAACACATCCAGCTTGATGTAGGTATATTCAGGATCGACGATGATCGGAGTGATAGAAACAATGTTCTTGTTCTCGAGGGCCGTGATGATATTGTTCTTCTCCGAGGCATTGAGAGCTGTTGCTCCGGAAGGCTTGATAGCGATATACACCTTTCCATAATCCGGTTCCGTATTCTTCTCTCCTCCCCAGACTGAGATGGAATCGATATTTCCAAATTCCTTTGTGATGATCGACCGATAATCGTCGGCTGTAACAGCACGATTCTGCGATAGGTATGTCAACGGTGCATTGTAACGAATAGATTCGATCGACTCGCGATCTGCTCCACCGTAAGAAGCTGTAACACCGGATGCTAATGAAGCTGAGATTTGGGTGAGAGTACCGATGCTGTCTAGCGCAGTAAAAGTACGAAGATTGTTTGCTTCTTCACCCGAGGTGTAGATGTACTCAACCTCGACTATGTTGTTATTGATCGGCTTCTTTCCGAGAACGCCGTCACCGAAGAAAACTTCAAATTTACCGCTAGCATTCTCCTGGATGAAATACACCAGGGAGGTGGAAGTAATTCCGGATAGAGAAGTGAATCGAGTATATGCCTCGTAGTCATCCGAGTCCTGATTCGTCTTTACACGAACTCTCACAGTGTTTGTGTCGACATTATCATCCGGAATCACAAACTTCTGGTTCTCGATGGAATTATCCACCAGGTACAGCATTCTCTTCAATACACCTTGCTTGGCCACTACATTCGTGAACACGTACTGGTTAGAACTGTTCTTCGGAGAAGTCATTGGATCCAGCACGACGAAGGTGTAAGGATTCGACGTTCCGCTATTGCTACGAAATCTTGTACCACGCTCCAAAGTCAATGTTGCCGGCGTAATTCCGCTTCCTGTTACTGTGACATTCAATTTTACTGTCGAAGCCTGAATTGAACGCGGGATATATCCCAGCGTCTTCGCGTGGGATACCACGTTTCCACGGATCTGCGCCGAGTCCAAGAACGATTCGTTCAGGCTGAAGTGCGCCACCATAGCATTGTAGTGCGTATTGTATGCCAGGATGTCCAGCAGGATCGAGAGATTGGATCCATCAAAGTCGAAGTCGTTGTACTTGGATTGCGACTTGAAATGATCCTTGATGGAATCCTTGATGTCCTGAAAATCGAGTTCTGTGACGTTGAATTGTGCCATGGTGGAAATTATCGTATTCTCTGGAGATATACTGTGATGTCGACCTCCTGGCTCAGAGATACGACTCTAAAGCCCAGTGTGACTTGATATCGGTTGTTGTCAGAATCGTCGGTGACTTGTACCACAAGGCTATCGACTCTAGATTCATTTCTGATCAAAACATCGTAGATCGCTTTTCTGAGAACCGCGATAGTGATTCTATCGGCCGGCTCGAATAGTAATCCCTTCAAACCGGATCCCAATCGAGGTTGAAACGGCCGTTCGCCGAACACAGTCAGTATGAGATTCTTGACAGATTGCTTGACTGCTTCAATATCTTCCAGAGGGCTAATATCTCCACGATCGTTTAACGATAGAGTAACGTCCAGATCTGAATATGGCTTACGCTGAGAGACGATCGCAGACTTGCGCGCCAATATATTCTGATCGTAGACTGTGAGTACTCCGGCCATGGGATCTACTATTTATAGTCAATTTTTCGGTATTTCCGGGACCGTTATCGTTTCCTTGAGGGTTTCCGCCTCACCTGGATTCGTGTTTGGAGTAGAGGACTCTTTAGCCTCCGTGACAACTGCACCTGTAGCCGGATTAAGTTTGACGTTTGGCACGTCTTTGCAGAAATCTAGCGCGTCGGCGATACCGCTAGTGGTTTTGGCGACTAAAGCATCCAATTCTGCCACTTTGCCGTTCCATTTTGCCTTGAACGCCGCTATCTGCGCCGGAGTGGCTCCGGCCAAACTTGCCAGCTCAGATTGGAACGAATCTAAGTTCGTGATTGCAGCCTTTAGTGAACCGAGCTTACTCTTCAATGCGGCTGCTTGGGAAGCCAATCCACCCAGAGCACTTTTCTTGTCAGCCAATTTAGCTTTGATGGCATCATTGATAGAATTAACCGCATCAAGAGCCGGATTTTTTCCGCAAAGTAAAGACATGGATTAACTCGGTTTAGTTGGTGGTGGGGTGCTCGGCGGCGTACCATGAGTATGTGTCGTGAGGCTAACAGAAGGAGAACCTGCCGTAACCTGAGTGGTGGCGGTAAGCGTTCCGGTCACGTTAACGTTATTTTGAACATTCGTCACAGAGGCTTGAATTGTTTGATTTCCGACAACCGTGATTATCTGGGTTCCATCGGCCTTAATCGTAGAATCCGCCAATGTTTCAAGCTCAAGGTTACCACTTGATGTGACATACAGGTGTCCTCCAGCCGATGTTTCATGATGACCTCCGGAGAATTCCTGATGCTTTCCAACGACGACCAACCCGTTGTCGCCGGCAACAGTGAGATTGTTATTACCTCCAATAATCTGCACCTTGCTTCCATCGATAGTGATCGTCGCATTGCCTCCGGTGCGGAAAATAGTATTGGATGTGACGTTCGTGGCAAGGTCTTTACCGATTTCGGATTGCTCTGATTGTCCAATCTTAGATTGACGAGACCCCTTGATGTATTCCGTCTTATTTCCTTCTACCTCAAGATGGTAATTGCCCTTGACTAGGTGCCTGAAATCTCCCGCGACAGTAAGGTTACATGAGCCGTTGATGTAAATATTATCCGATCCTAGGACCACAGTATAGCTGTTGCCAACCACGTATACGGTCCTATCTCCAGAATTAACTACCTCGACGTATGTTCCGGAGGAGTGCTGATCCAGAGTTCTCTTGTTGTTGACGGTATCATCAACTTCCCTGACGTGACCTCCCTGAGTATGAATCGCGCTGTTGAAAGTGTATTTTGGATTGGTAGTTTCCTCTATATCCAGCGTACTCCAATCAGATCTAGTATAGTAAGAATCCGGTTCATCGACCGCGACACTGCTGACCTTGGGCGGTACCGCCTTCTCGACGTTCGTAACTCTCAACTGTTTTCTGGCCAGATAAGCCGACGATTTCGTGTATTCCGCTCTGGCCTCTCGCGGCATATCGTTCTCGTCAGGAAAAATTGGATGAGTGCCAGCGGGATCGCCGAATCCTAACTCCGAACTTGTCTTAGGTGTGGAGGATGGTATGGTTCCCATCACGATCGGATCTTGCGCAGAAGGTCCGTCTCTAAAAAACCCGATGACCCAACTTCCTTGAAGTATTCCGGTGGCAGATTGGCCGATGCCGCTCATCGAGGCCGAAGTCACCGGAAGCATTACTAGTGCCCATGGAAGATCCTCGGTAGGTATTTGGGCTTTGTCGTCGGTGTGATAACCGAAACAACGAACTCGAACCCTACCCATCTCCTGTGGATCGTAGATATCTTCTACGACCCCGGTAAACCAAGCGAAATGTTTAGAGATAAAATTGTCTTGTGCGTTCATGACGAAAATGGGTCAGCTGGTGTCGAATCTCTCTTTACCTTTACTTCGCAATAGTATTCATCGGCGAAATTATGAACTATCGCCGAGACTAGATATGAACCGGAAATATAATCGTTTAGTGTTTCCTGGTCGGTACGCCGTAACCCATTTTTTTTCAGCGATGGATCCCATGCCGGAGGTATCTTGAGACCGATAGTTTTGCCGCAATTGAGGTTGAAGTCTCCATTCAGCACGACAGTATGCTGAATGCTGTCCAACGTTTCCAGTTGAGATTGGGCCTGGTTTATGATTCCGCCGGATGCACTAGAATGATAATTTGCAAATGGCTCAGAATACGCCTTAGAATTCAGCGGTATATAGTTTATCTTCGTCTTGTCAAACGACGAAATCTTATTTCCCTCGTCGACATTGAAATCATGATATAGGAATGGATATCCTTCTATCGTAGGAAAATCCTTGACCCGATCGGTATAACTGAATTTAGATACTGAATATGTTTTCGTGGACAGGTCGACATATTCGGTCCTTGAGGCATATGCGCCATTGGTAGCCATAACCGGCTTTGCCATACTAAGATCGGAATCGATGCTTAAGATACGAACCGCCCTCTCCTCAAAACTTTTTTCAGGATGAGTCAGCATGTCGTACTGGAAGAACTTTCCTTCTTGGTACTCGCGATAGACGCTCTGCCGTGCCAATTCGGCCTGCGACTTCAGGTGTATGACTCCATCCAGAGTCTGATACAAATAGAATGGACTGCCTTCTTCGCTAAATGCTCTCCGAATTGCCCAGTGCATGGCATCGATCGGTTCTAGATTCGGAACAACGAAGACGATATTGGCTGTAGCGTCAGCAGTTATGTCTATCTTTTCGTCGGGAACACCAAGGTCGCTCTTTAATACAGCTCGCACGAAGTCGCCGATCTTTCCCCGGAAAGCTCTGGAGATCTTCTTGAACTTCGAGGTATAGGCGTGCGGTGATATCGCATTTAAGCGATACACCTGAACTCCGTTATTGAATTTGGAATAGATCGGATACTCGGTGACTCGAAAATTAAGTTTGACCTTCTGGATGACATTATCTGGAAGAGTTCTTTCAAGACTGACATCGATTACTTCATGACCGGATAGAGATACCCCTTCCATGAAACTAGAGTCGTCACGAATTGAAAGACTTAACGACAGAGTAGATCTATAGATGCTCTCTGTAATAGAGAAATCTGCTACAATTCTCTGAATATTGAATTGTCTACCAGCGTAATTGGTAAGCACGATCTCCGAAACACGAAACGCCGAGGGTACTAAGACCCTCGAGGTATTTAGGTCTACATTGATCTGCCTGTTGCTCATTGATTAATCAGTTTCGAGTACAGCTGTGCGAACTGAAAGATCATGTTCGGTCGAACAGCCCGCAGATTGCCTCTCTCGTCATTCAACTGAAGTTCATACTCGTAGTACGATACCGGGTTCAGGTTGAACTCAGCCGCTTCAGGTCTCACTCCTCCAATGGTCAAATCCTCGTCGATGAATCGTGAGCAGTATACCTCCAGGCCATTCTGATCCTCGTAATGATGAGGAGCATCGCGGTGCTCATAGACTCGACTCGTAACCACTGTGCTACTGCTAGTTGATCCTTGAATCTGTTCAGAGAACCTAAAATTGCCGTTGACCGCGCCAAGAATCAATTGACTCATTGGAACGTTTTTCTCTTTCAGAAGACCGGTTGCAAGCGATGTCGCCCCGGTGATCGTTTCTCCAATCGTAAATCTTCCGGCTAACGAGTTGTCGTAACGAAGGATTGTTCCATCTGGCGTTGTGACGACCGAAGGTTCGGTATCGATAACTGTACCAGAAAATTCCAGAGTCATGTAATCCTCGAACTCCTCTGTGTTCATCGGCCAACCTGACAAACCAGTCTTTAGCTGTTCATTGATGATGAAGAATGTCCAATAGTAATCCGGAGTTCCGTACAGAATAGTCGAAACGACGTCAGGACGTTCTCCGTTTCTGACCTGATAGTACTGGTACGTCGACATGTCGTCCAGAAATACGGAATCGACTCTGACAGAACGAAAGATGTCGATGATGTTTGTGATGACACCATTCTGCTCGAAGTCGTATCCGACCTTTGGAAATTGACGAAAGAAAGCCATGGTGGATTATGATGAATTTGATTTCTGGCCTGCCAGAGCCTTGATGTCGCCGCGAGTGAGCGCCTTGGTTTCCTGGAAGGCTATGGCGATGTCAGTTTCGACCGGACTTCCGTCCTCGTGGTAGATGTTAGTCGTGGAATTGAAAGACGTGGTAAGGCTCGTCAGATATGAGCTGTAGATCTTAGGAAGAAACGGATTGACAGTGCCTTCACGGTCGTTGAACTCAATGCTCCAGATCGGAGGGTACTCGAGGATGACATCCTTTCCCTCTGGATACATGTACTCGCGAAGAACCTCGACGATCCTCTTGATTGTAGCCGCTTCCGCCTTCGTTCGAGAGACCATCTTGAACGTGAACGCATATGATCTGATGTTCGAGTTTTGGAAAGTCGTATTCGTGTTAGGAGCAATGACTTGCCTTTGACTGAGATCTACGGCATCAGCAAATGTTTCAAATCCACCTCTCCTGGCTAAAATCGATGCTGCAGCTGCTGCATTCATCTGCTTAGCTTTATTGATGAGCGATCCGGCCATACCTCCCACTCCGGCACCCAAGACACCGGTGATAGTATCTTGTTTTCCCATCTGCGTCAGTGTCTCAGCCATGATTGTACCGATGATTCCCAGATTGATCGTCGAATAGGACATTCCGTCACCAATAGAAAGCCCGGGAGGTACTGGCAGAGCGATAACCGGACTACTAGTTTTGCCAAATGCGGTAAATGTTACAAAGGGCAAATCCTTTGAGCGAATGTCGCCTGGAAACGCGAGTACGCGCGAATCGCCCACTCGAAACGGCTGCATCAGCACTTTTTCCTTTTCTGACTCGCGAAATGACTGCTGAGCCGAGTTTGCTATGTTAGTAAGGAATTCTGGCATAAATACTGTATTTATATTGAGTTACCGAGGTAAATTTTCTCCGAAGAATCCCTCTAAATACAGAGGCGATATCACTAACATAGTGTACCGTTCACTATGGGAACGACAGGTATTCCGCTGGCTTGATGAGCAACCTTCGGTGAAATCATGGTCCTCGGAGGAGGTTGTGGTGCCATATCGGTGCAAGACCGACGGTCAACTACATCGGTACTTCGTCGATATCAAATTCGAACTCACAGATAGTAGGGTATTCTTGATCGAGATCAAGCCTAAGAAGGAGACAAAGCCGCCTAAGAATCCTGGTAAGAAGACAAAGAAGTTCATCACTGAGGTCATGACGTACGCGAAGAACATCAGCAAATGGGAAGCGGCGAAAGAGTACGCCGAGGATCGTGGTTGGAACTTTCAGATCTGGGACGAAGACTTCCTGAGGTCGCTAGGAATTAAAATCCTCTAGAATTGTCTATAAATAGGTGACCATGGCGTCACTATTTGACACTCTAAGAACAGAAGCCACAGCCACAGGATTTGAGGCTAGGTCGCGCAAGGCTCGTGAGTGGTTCGTTGAGCGAGTTAAAGAACTCAACGGTCGGATCAATCGCCAGAAGTTGCTGAACGACCCGGCGGTAAAGGTCAGACCAGAACCTCGCTGGGGTTTCATGTACATGTTCGTCTACGACGCCTTACACAAGGATACCTTACCCTACTACGACAGATTTCCTCTGGTGATCATGCTTCGACCGGCAGAGGGTGGATTCCTGGGTCTGAATCTTCACTATCTTCATCCGAAGGTCCGTGCTATATTCTTAGACAAGCTAATGGCCACGATCAATGCCGATGATGGCAAGTTGACTGAGAATACTCGAATGAAGATTCGATATCAGCTTCTGGTAAATGCTCAGAGATACCGTTACTTCAGACCATGCATCAAGCACTACCTCTTTGATCAGGTCAAGAGCCGAATTGCACAGGTCTACGCCCCAGACTGGGAAACAGCCATCTTCCTACCGACGGAACACTTCAAGGGTGCGCAGAAGACGCGCGTCTGGAGAGATTCGCAGAAAACGTATCAGAAAGCACCATAACAATGTCACTCCTAGGAAAAAGCATCAACGACATGAAAGGCACCCTCGTCAAGCACGGGGGAGTGGCACATCCGAACCGGTTTGCTGTCTACATGCAGCCACCGGCGGCTAGCCTTCTGAACATCGATATTCAAAACATCGCGGTATCCCTGCTATCTCGCAGTTTCAAGGCAAGTTCCCTGATCAATGACCCAAGAGACATCGGTATTCTCTGTGAATCGTGCATGCTCCCAGGTCGCCAGATCTTGACGATGGATTATCAGAGCAATCGCCAGGCCATCAAGATACCGTATGGCTTCATGAACGAGGACGTGACCTTCTCCTTCTTGCTGACCAACGACTACTATGTCAAGAAGATGTTCGACAAGTGGTCGAATCTGGTCATTGACTTCGAGAATTACCGTGTACGCTACCAGGATGAGTACACGACGGACGTGGTCATCCAACAGCTGAACAAAGACAACCTGCCTGTTTATGGAATCAAGCTGAAGAAAGCTTATCCGGTATCGTTTGCGTCGGTGGCTCTGGATAACACTCAGGAGAATTCAGTGCAGAAGTTCTACGTTACGATGACGTACGAGAACTTCGAGGAAGAAGGCGCCATCGCTACCGCGGTGTCATCCGTCAAGACCGCCATTGGAGGCATCAAGAAAATTTTCTGAACGAAAACCTACAACATCATTATACCATAACTCGTCATGCCACTACCGACAATTGAGACCCCGAAATATGAGCTACGTCTTCCTTCTACGAATCGGAAGATCCAATATCGTCCTTACCTGGTAAAGGAAGAGAAGATCCTGATGGTCGCCCGTGAATCTAGCGATCAGAAACAGATCACCCAGGCAGTCAAGGATATCATCTCGTCGTGCACGTTCGGAAAGATCGATCCAGACACTCTATCCGTGTTCGATCTGGAATACGTGTTCCTGAAACTACGCTCCAAGTCAGTCGGAGAGATCTCGAAGCTGACTCTGAAGTGTGAGAAGTGCAGCAAGCCGAATCAAGTAGAACTCAACCTGGAAGAAATCAAGGTCGACACCGAGAATTTACCGGATGCCAAGATCCAACTCACCGATAAGATCGGTGTGGTCATGAATTGGCCTGGTGTCACACTCATCTCTGATCTGGCTGAGATAGACCAGAAGGCGAATGAGCAAGACCTGGTGATGTCAGTGATCATTGGCTGCATAGATTCGATCTTCGATGACAAGGGTGTCTACCGAGCATCAGATCATTCGAAGGACGAGCTGCGTCAATTCATCGAGTCGCTCAACCAGGCTCAGTTTGCCAAGATCCAGAAGTTCATCGAGGCGACACCAAAGCTCGAGCATACGGTAGAATTCAAGTGCCAGCACTGCTCCGAGGACAACAAGATCGTGATCAGAGGGCTCCAGAATTTTTTCTCATAAGCCTCTCACATGATAGCTTGCTCAACCACTTCCAGACGAATTTTGCGCTGATGCAGCACCACAAATACAGTCTGACCGAGCTTGATAACATGCTTCCATGGGAGAGGGAAATCTACGTATCGCTTCTCGTTGAGCACATCAAGGAGGAGAACGAACGCATCAAGCGCCAGAATAAGACACAATGAAAGACAAGCAGCAATCGACATTCGAGGATATCCTGTTAGAACTGATGGTCCAGAACGAAACTCTGGACAAGATTCAGGTCAACACCCTCAAGGCCCTTGACCTCGTCCCTACTCGCCAAGAGAAGAAGGAAGAGGATGATACTATCCTAGGTGAAATCTGTGAGCAGCTTGTTTCTCTTAACAAATCCGTTCTAGGATTAGTTTCCTCGGGTGAAGCTACTGTTGATAGTCTGAATAGATCCTCAAGTTCCGTTGAAGCTGGAATGCAGTATCTAGCGGCCCACGTTGAAACTCTGAACAACAGGGCTAGGCTTATAATGGAGGACGTGTCTTTCATCACTAACCTTATGTCAGATGAAGCCGGTCAGCGCAGGATCGATCGTCTGAAGCAGGATGAGAATTCCTCTGAGATGATTGAACTGCTGAAGCGCCTCGGGTCAGGGGGTGGCGAAACGAAGGATACTACCGTTAAAGGTGTCGACAAACCAGCAACTTTCATGGAGAAGTTGCTAGGAGCACTGGGAATTATCGGCGGTTTGGTCGGAGGATTCGTGGCTGGCATCGTTGGATATTTCACGGAATTGTTCAAGGGCATTACCACAACTATAGGTAAGCTACTCAAGATCGATCAGTTCCTGGCAAGGATCGGACTGAATTCAAAATTCATCGAGAAATTATCAACACCATTCAAGAAGATCGGAGAATTCTTCAAAGATTTATCGAAATCATTTGGAGAACTGTTCTCGGATAGCTTAAAGGCTTTCAAAGAATTATCTAAGGAAGGCGGATTCCTCGGTAAGATTGGCAAATTCTTTACGAAACTCATGAATTATATGAAGGGTCTGTATGACTCATTCCTGTCCAAGTTTGGAAAGTTTTTCGGTATTGGTAAGTTGGTGGGCGTCATCGTAGGAAAACTCCTGATTTTCTGGGACGTGTTCAAATCGATCAGTGCCGCATTCGATAAGTTCGGTCAAACTGGAGATATTGGAGAGGCGATCGGAACTGGAGTAAAGGAACTTGTGGGCCGCGTTATTGGTGCACCACTGGATCTACTGAAGAGCGCAATCTCGTGGATACTGGGTAAGTTCGGTTTTGAAGAAGCCGAGAGTTTCTTAGATTCATTTGACTTCACAGAGTTAATTAACGAGTACATCGATCGTCTACTCGCCTGGGGTCGCGAAACATTTGAGCAAATTTTTCAGAGTGTGGTAGACATCTGGGGTGATATCACAGAAGAATTCAAATCAGGCAACATACTAGGTGGCATCATCGAGATTTTCCGCGGGTTGGCCAAATTTTTATGGGCACTACCAGCCAATCTGATTAAGAATAGCATGGCTACCATCGGTGAATTTTTTGGAGCCGACATGTCTTCGGTGAGAAAATTTGATTTTGCGGAGTACCTGGGCGGAACAAATACCGCGACAACAGCCAAAACAAAGGAAAGTCCTCAAAAGGGAATACTCAAGGCTGCACAAGAAAAAACTATAGCCAAGCGTCTGCAGGGGGAACAGGAACGAGTCGACGCCCATATCGCTGAACAGGATCGCCTTCTTAAGGAAGAGGCCGATAAGAAGTCCAATGCCATCATCGAGTCCAAGTCGGAAAGCAAAGGATTGCTTGGAATTCTTGGAACGTTCGATGATGCTCAGAAGGGTTTCATGAATGCTCTCATGGAGAACCTTTCGGGCGGTCAAACCCAGACGCCAATCGGTGCGATGCCTTCGACTGTAGGGTCAGAGATGGCAGCGATTCAATCTAACACTGATCAGATAAAGGCCGAGACATCCATGGCATCGGCTTCTAACAACGCGGCAGCTCCTTCGAAGAAGGCGCCAAATGTCTCAGCGCAATCTGTAACATACAACAGCTCGAACATCCCAGATCGTACGAGCTGGATGACCATGCCGCTGGCTAACTGGGGCATGTAAAGAAAAAGGATGTACCGGTTTGGTACATCCTTGGTTGCTGTTAGACTGAAGACTGATTAGTCTTCCTTGGCCAGCTTGGCGAAGTAGGACAGAGTGTCCTCTTCCTCACCGTCCTCAGCAGCCTCTGCCTTAGGAGCAGCCTGGCGAAGAGGACGCGCCTCAACAGCCTTTGCCACTGGAGCAGGAGCCTTCTCATCAAGATCCACGGACTCAGCGGTGGTCAGAACCTGACCAGCCTCACCCAGAACTTCCTTGAGCTTGCGCTCAAGTTCAGCATAGGACTTGAAGTTCTTCGGATCGATGAAGTCCTTCAGTGAGTGCAATCCGCCATAGATCGCCTCGAGCTTCTTCTCGTCACCTCCAAAGAGAGGAGCCGGCGAAGCGAACTCAGACTTGTCGTAGTTACGATAGCCCTCGACATTGCGGATCTTCAGCTTGAAGTCGGCACCCTCCCAGAAGTCGAACGGGTTGACCGGCTTCTCATCCTGGAAGGCAGGCTGCATCACGTCAAGGATCTTGTCGAAGATCTTCTTGCCGAACTTGAACAGCTTGACTTGACCATCATTGGCCGGATTGGCCGGATCAGAGATGATCAGGATGTTGGCCACGTAGTGGAGACGACGCTTACGAGCGCGGACGAGATCCTTGTCCTCCTCACGGCCAGAATTCCAGAGCTTGGTATTCAGGTCAGAGACCGGATCCTTCTGACCAATGGTCGTCAGGGAGTTCTCGATGTACCAGCGACCCGTAGGTCCCTTGAAGCCGTGATCCCAATAGCGGATCCACGGGAGCTCTTCTCCCTGAGCAGCCGGGAGGAAGCGAATGACAGCGTAGCCGTTACCGGCCTTGTCGACCTGCGGTTGCCAGAAGCGATCGTCGTCGTACGACTTCTTCTCTTGGCCAGCTGAGGCCTTCTGCGCCTGGGCAAGCATGTTTGACATGGTTGCTTGCCGGTTCTTCTTCATTTGTTCGAATGACATGTTGTGTATGCGTTGTATGGTTGCGTATTGCGTTGTGTATCCTAACTAGTCCTTGACGGTTGTAAATCTCGAAAGTGCGATTTGTTTGCACTTTTTCATATCCACGACCTGCCGAAGGAATGGCCTGTACTTGAACAGGTTCTTGGAGAATCCTGGCCAGAAGATCGTCTCCGTAATGGATTGGTTCTTCATGAATCCAAGCATCTCATCAAATACCGTGACGGTCTCTAATGAGATCTCACCTGCGAAGTAAAGCTCAACGATGGCAGGATAGCACTGAGTCTCCTTGACGACGAAAAGATCGTCAAATTGAAGCGAGTGATTCTGACAGTAGTTGAGCAAGTAATCGACCTCGTTGCTGAAGTGGTAGCTGAACGAATCACGTTTCCGGATCCATTCCGCGTACCGTTTCTCAGCCTCAGGGTCGAGAAGGTTGCCTGCCCAGAAGTCCTTCCCCGAAGAGAAGTTTGCCACCAGGAAGTCAACCAAAGTCTGTCGATCCGGATACTTCTTCGCCAGCTTGGCAAAGTAGAACCGGTCTTTTCTTTTAAGGAACGAACTCTGCGATGCAGAGGTACGGAAGTTGTACTTCAGTGCGTCGTACGTGTCCGACTCGAAGTGCAGCTTTAGTGCATTATATATCTGATAGGCTTCCCAAGGTTTCAATTGAAATCCTTTTCGACTCCAACGTGGATCAGAATTTCCACCAAGGCGAGACCGACATGAATCTGGATCCCTCTGACGTCTTGGGCATCGTTCCACGGATTAGCTTCCTGATGGTACGCTTGCACAAAGACTCCAAGTTTCGGAGTGACGAAGCGGTAGTTGCAGAAAAAGAAAGGTTTAATTTTCATTTTTCGTGTAGACAATCCACATGACGTTTGCCCCTAGGTCGTCAGAAGGCTCAGTAAATCCGATCAACTTCTGAAAACGGTCGATGAAGGAATCTTGAGTCTGAACCATCACAATCTTGTTCTGAAGACGTTCTAGCTGTTTCTTGTCAATAATGCCGTCATTATAGGCAGCAGCCATGAAAGCTTCTACCGCGGATTGCCCGTGCTTCTGAAGCTCAGGAATAGAGACAGTGTATGCCTTGCTCATCGAAAGGCGCGGATCAAGCTGCTAGTGCGATAGTTAATTCCGTTGTCCTTGCGCTTGCCACCGAAGGCTCCAGGAGTGACGTCAGGATGCCGTCCACGCTTGATTGCGCGACGCTCCATAGCCTTGGCCGGGGCGGTATAGGTGATATTGCCGCTTGAATCTGCGGAAAGTTCCGGCGTTTGCGCGAGTCCGGATGTAGGTGTTTCTGTAGTACTCATAGGAATGAATCTAGTGTGTTGGTTTTAGGAAGTAGGTTTGCTGCCATGCCCTCGGACTCAAGCTTGGTCTTGATTGGAGGCGTGATCAGTCTAGCGATGTCAGCGGGGTCAATCCCGCGCTCGTCGCACACGTGGATGACGGCCTCGATGTAGGTCATCTTTTCCTTCTTTACCAAGGATTCGATGAGGTGCGTCAGCGTGGCACTGGTCAATAGATTAGGGAGTAGCGTCATGGTGTGCGGGTCTCGAATACTCGTAGGAGTACCACTTCACCATTTATGCGTGGCTTTGGCTTGCTCTCCTTGGTGGTCAGGTTTGACCAGGCTTTTTCGATCTGTTTAGGTGTGTTGTTCAGCACGATAGGAAGGAACTCGTCAGGTTTGCGCAGACGGATCGCACGAGTGCTCAGATCATCCACGTTCTGAAGGGTCGTACCTTTGATGGACAGACCCTTCTCGTTCTGGGCTACGTAATCCAGCAGGATACGGTACTTCGTATTGAAAGCCAGCAAGCGGTAGGCACCGACGATCCGAACAGGATTTACCGAGGCGATCTTGAACTCGGCATTCTCCTTGCAGTACTTGAGGGACGAGATCTGCTTTGTGGCAGACACCGGCTTCTTCTCACGAGGAGCACGAGTCGCCTTGGCCGCGTTCCGGAACTTATCCAGGTCGGCCAACATCGAATTGAACGCCTTCACCCTAGAGGTCAATTGCTCCTTCGTCAGGTATTGATACACCTCGACCAGATAGGCATCGGACTTGTCCAGTGCGCACCCCATCTCATCACGATGGCGTGTCAACCATTGCTCGACCTGGTTACAGGAAGCTGCTGGAAGCTTGTGCTCCTGCATACGGGCATAGATGTCGATAGGAGTGGACTGAGAGTTACCCACGCTCCACTGGTCAAGCATGACGTCAAGGTCCATGATGATGGTCCGAGTCGTCTTGTCCTTCAAGAATACCATGGGAGACACCGCTGGTTCTTTGGCAACTTTCTCAGGGTCCGCAATGTTCTTTGCTTCTGCTATGACCTTCACGATGATGTCACGCACGAAGATATCGTCAGGATGATAGTCCATCTCCGGATGGCGTGATGGCATTCCCCTCAGCATTGAAGTGCAGAGGGTGCCAACAGTGATGCCGGGAAGATAGTCCGGTGCACGTCGGACGGCAGCGATGTCCTGCTTAGAATAGCCGTCCGCCTCCATCCACTCAAGAACCTTAGGCTTGGTTTCCTTGGCTGAAAGGTAGTAGTTGTAGAAGTTGAAAGCGCGACTGCGCTCCTTCTCAAACTTCTCCTTCGGCCAAGACTTCCAATCGTCCCAGACCGGTTCAGCACCGGTGTACCGCTCATCCGTGGCATTGACGCCATGGATGTGCTTGCGCACCTTCTTTGTGCGCTTCTTGGCATTCTTGAGGATGTCTTCGACGGCCATGTTCAGCGTTTCCAGTCTGTTACTGACTCGACACGGAACGAGCGCCAACCCTGGTTATCCAGGTCGTAGACGCGGATCACGTCAAGGTTCTCCTTGATCTGCTTCTCGTTCTTAGGCTTCGCCGCCTCTGGGATGTACGACTCATGCAGGGTGCACCACATCGTACGTTCGGTTCCATCCACCTTCGTAAAGGTGATGTGAGGAGCCGGTCGAGCCTGAAGCAGGCGGACCAGTTCGTCTCTGGTGAATTTTCCGTTACTCATAATGAATGATCCTAGCACGTCTGGCCGGGATGTAAATCAAATAGTTCTGTGAAATGAGCCTACCTCAATTTGAGTTGAAGTATGCTTTATGTTAGATAGGCCAATGCTGTTTGAAGGCCGAAGCGTATATCTTGATCTACTTACTAGAAGTAGGCTCATTTCACAGAACAATGTTATTTATTCTGTGGGGATTTTAGACAGTTAGTCTGCCTGCATGAGAGCCGCGGCCAGAGCTAACTGGTTGACACCGGCGATTCCCTGCCAACTATCGTTACTGTAGAAAAATCCGAGGATCAAGTTGAAGATCCCGGTGACGAGACAGAGGCCGATTGCCATTCCTTTAACGAAGGCTGCGATTTTAGTTTTCATAGGTAAAGTGATTTAAGCTAGACGCGGGTCGCTCGAGTCGACGAGCTCAAGGCTACGGATCTCCTCGGCAGTCAGTTCTTCCTCGGTTAGCCGAATGACTTTGAGCTTTTCACCGCCTTCACGACGGTTGACCTCGAGGTACCTCGTGAGGCGATCCAAAGCGAATCGTCCAGTGAACTCTCGATCGGGTGTCCACCCCTTGCAATTCTCGGGGTAGACGCAGTAGTAAAGGGTGCGGTAGGTGATCTTGGTTTTCATGATCAGAGGGCCTTCGAGACCTTGTTCCAATAGTTGTTGAGGTTCTTCTGCTTCGTGTCGTTGACCGGATTCTCAGCGCGCTTCCAGGCGGCGCCACCGCCGTTCCAGATGAAGGCCAGCTGCTTCTCGGTAGCCGGCCGACCGGTGGTCTTCTGGATGTGCTTGGCGTAGTGATTCAGGACGATCTGGGCAACCTCACGAGAGGCCGTAGGATTGAACATGTCCTTGTGGGTGTAGCGCGTCTGGGCCAAACGGTTGGCTTCCTGCACCATACCGGCATGGATCTGAAGGATCCCGAAGGCCTTGCCATTGTCACCGATGGCCGAGGCTTTGCCGTTGGACTCCACTCGGACCAGAGCATCGATCAGCTTGTTGACGTCCGCGGCATGGGCCGTGACCGTCATGGCGATCGTGGCTAAGATGAGCTTGACTTTCATGGGATCATTCTAGCAAATCCCTGAGCAAAGTAAATCTCTAAGAATTACCTAAGTCGTTGTCAGTCAACGGTCGAAAATGATCGTTGAAAACAGTGATCGAGATTTGCAGGTCTTGGCTGTCTACGGCATCGAACAGCCAACCGGTAATTTCGCCCTTCACATCCTGGAGGACGTGAGAGAAAGAAAACTTCTTGATGACGCCGGTCTTGGCGGAAAGGACCGCAAAGTCCTCGGTCAATCCGAGGACATCAGGCATGTCTTTGGACGGAACGTAACCGTGAAGACCTACCCAATTGAATCGCGTTGATGGTATAAGGTGCAAGTTATGCATGTTGTTGATGCCCAATCAGTTTCAGTCTTTCTTGCCACCGTACACCTCGTTCCAGTCGTAGCCGGACTCGTACTCTTCAATCTGTTCTGGTGTCATCTGCTCGGCAGCAATCTTTGTCCCCTTGTAGGTGCCCTCCGGATACCAATGAGGAGCGCGGGAACGATCGTAGTAACTGTCAGCCCGACCGCGGTCATACGGAGATCCGTTACGCCCACGATCCAAAGAAGCTCTGTATAAGTCGTTGATAGTCATTTGCTTATGAAGTTTCTCTAAGACATTACAGATCAATCAGTTGCACCAGTAAGCCTCGGAGGCGACCGAGCAGCTGTACGGGGTGTCGACGGCCTCACGGACCAGAGCACCACTCATCATGTTCTTGACCATGTGGTAGTCCGTGTGGGTCTTGTTGCGGGCCAGCATCTTCTGCTGGCGCTTGGAGAACTCCGAGTAGGCAACGACCTGCTCAAACGTGGTCTTGCCGTTCTTCATCAGAAGGGTGACCTCGCAACCATTGTTACGGACGATCGGGGAGTAGATACCTTTGTGGGTGATAGCTTTCATCATGGGGATATCCTAGCAAGTTCTCGGTAAATGTAAATCTCTAAGAATTACCTAAGTTGTTGATGCTCAGCGATTGACCAACTTGTTGTTGACCAACCACTTGATCCGGTTGGATAGGAGGCAGATACTCTTGGTCATCGCAGGATCGCAGGTCAACCACTGGATGTCCGAGCTCAGACCCATCACCAACTCGGCCGCCGTGACGCGGTACTGAGTCTGAGCTTCGTACCAGGCGTTGATGTCACGGACGCCGTACATCTCGAGATCGGTAACGCTGCTCTGGTACTTCTTGAAGGTAGGATTGCTTAACATGCCAATATCCTACCACATCCTCAGCAAATGTACAGCTCTAAGAATTACCTAAGTTGTTGATCTCCAATTTTACTTCGAAGTTGCTCTGTAAACGCCATCCCAGGATAGACCGGGATCGTTGTCCTGAAGGTACTCGATGCGCTCGATCATCATCGCATAGTAGTCCTTCATGAAGTCCATGTGCGTAGCAAGATCCTTGGCTAGCTTGGTGGCTTCCTTCCACTTCTTTGCTCGGTAGAGCGAAAGGAATTGGTCGTGCGAGTCCGAGTAGATCTTCGTTCCTTTCTCGAAGACAGTGTAGATCTTCACGCCTTCCTTCTTACCTTTCACCGCGATGCAATCGAGCTCCAGCGTAGGGAAGACATCCTTGACCTTCTCGCGAGTTAGAGGACCGAGGACAATCTTGACTCCGTACGGCTTCGATTGACCCTCAAGGCGAGATGCTAAGTTCACGTGGTCACCGAGGCACGTGTAATCGAACCGTTGCTCGGATCCCATGTTGCCGACGACCACCGTTCCCGTATTGATACCGAGACCCATACCGAATGCCGGGACACCTTCCTTCGCGATCTCATCGTTGAAGGCCTTCAGGCTACCCATCATCTCGAGACCAGTCTCGACTGCATGGATCGCATGGGAGCTATCATCCAGAGGAGCATTCCAGAAGGCCATCTGGGCGTCACCGATGTACTTGTCCAGAGTTCCTTTCTTCTCGATGATGGAACGCGTCATGGCTGTCATGTAACGGTTCATGATCTGCGTCAGACCCTGAACGTTCTTTCCGTAGTGCTCCGAGATGGCGGTGAAGCCACGGACGTCGGTGAACATGATGGACAGCTCGCGTTCCTCACCACCCAGCTTCAGGGCATCCGGGTTCTTCTGAAGCTGCGCAACCTGGTCAGGTGACAGGTACGTCTCGAACTGCTTCTTGATCTGCTGCTTCAGCTTGAACTCCATCACGAATCGCATGAATAACGAAAACCCCCAGGAGACGGTGATGGCTAAGACCGGCCACGTATAGTCAAAAATTTTACCATCGGCGAATAGGTAAAAGCCGGTTGCAACTGGAAGTCCTGAGATAATCAGGAATAAGACCCCCGCCACAACATAGTTTAGATAACAGATCGTAATAATAGCTATTAATCCCAAAACATACCCGAGGGCGACTTCGTAGATGTCGAACTCAGCTGGCCGCGACAATCTGGCCTCATCGATCAGCATCTGCAGCGCCTGAAGATTGATCTCATAACCGTACGTGGTACCGATCGGCGTAGCCACCGTATTCGCTAGACCCTCGGCTGTCGGAGCAATGACTGCGATCTTGCCTTTCAACAGGGACCAATCTTGCTTGACGTATGACACACTCGGAAAGGTGTACTTCATGTTGATCCAGACTCTGGCATTCGCATCAGTTTGGATCGGCGGAATTCCTGCCACGCGGATGGCGCTGATTCCAGCCTCGGTCACCTTTGCCTGATTGCTGGCCTC